CAGTTGAAACAGTCACAACTTTAATTTCTTGTGACTCTAGAAGATCTTTAAGCTTGGCTTGTGCCATATAAATTGCGTCATATAGATGAACGCCACCTCCAGTGACAGTACCACGCATGTGTGCAAGGCTTACAGTGTATCCACCAAACTCTGAATCGTATCCTGGAGGAAGCACTGTAATTGTCATTTGATACGATTTAGCTTCCATGAACATTTTCATAAGAGCTTGATCAAGATCATTCATCTCATCGCGAGATATTGGAATTTTTGCTTGTATGAATTTCACACGTTCAGCGTGAATTGCTGCTTTGATACGTTCTTCAGCTTTTGACATCAGTTGTTTTCTCTGAAAATGAAGCTGGAACGCCATCCAGATTCTGTTGTTGCTGTGATCCATTTAAGATCACTACGATCTTTGATCAAATCCCAATAAGACTTGATTGTTTGCTCAGTGGAGCCCATATTAACAACTACACGAGTGCCGTCAACATGTTCCATACTAATTTGATTATGTTTGAGACGTTCATTTGTAATTTCGGCGTTTACAAAGGTATGTAGGTTTTCAAGATACTTATTAAGCCTACAAAGAATAGTCAAGTACATCATTGAAACAAACTCCCAATAAGCACACCAATCCCTGTGATAACAATTCCTAGCGGAATAACTCTATTAAGGTTAAAAGACCTATCAGGAATAATAGCATCAAGATACGCTAGAAAACCGTTGTAAAGCACAAGAGCGATAGTAGCACCAATAAACATAAGAAATTCCTTAATTAGAAGACCAAATCCAATAGCCATTCGGACAAGTCAACTCAACACCTGATTGGCAGAGATGATATTGATCTACACGCATGGCATGGTCAAACAAAATAAATGAAATTGCAAAGAAGAAAAGCATCGAAAGTACATACTTGAGCATTTGACTTCTCCTTAAAAATGGTGGACCAGCAAGGTTTGAACTTGCGACCTTAGAATTAAAAGTTCCACGCTCTACCAACTGAGCTATGGGTCCATACTAGTTATTTATATTCGTTATCCCAAAGGATTTTTGCAACATCACCAATATTAATGCTTTCGTGAGGAAAATAAGTGCGTTTCCACGTACGATTGTCTTGAGCGTAAAAACTACGACCTTGATCAAAGTACACAGTAGCATCGGGCATTGTACGAAAATCTTCAAATTCAATCTTGAAGCAATGAGAATCAATCTCGGATATTTTCATGTTTCGCATTTGAGGTTTTCTTTCGTTCGGTTGTTAGAATTTCTTAGAGGCTTAGCGAAATACTAATCATTTTGAATTTCCTTTACAAATTCAACGCGTTGAACATAACTGTGCTGCGCAATGTAATTCATAATATCTTGAGGTTCATGCCAGGCACCTGGTACAGCATCCAGCATGACAATAACCTTCAATTCAATCTGACGATGAATACCAGCTGCTTTATAATTATTCGTTGGAATAACCGGCGGAATATCTTTGTAAATCTTCATTTCAAGGTCCTTTTCAATAGCACATAAAGACAGTAGCAGCTTGACCGCAATCACGATATATTTCTGCCTCGGAAAGTGCAAGCGAAAGACTGATGAATGAAATAGTGACAGCAGTATCGTCACGCATCACAATCAGAAAGTAGCTGTGATTGATGTTTACAAACTCTTGAAAGATAGGTGCTTCAAGTTGCATTTGATTTCTCCTTTTGCGTTTAGATGACAGACTTTAACCGGTCTGTCAGCGGCTTATTTGTTAACGATGTAAATGACCTGTTTGACCTTGGCCAGCACCATCGTATTCAGCTGGTGAATACGCCTTTGCGTCTGTTGTGTCGCCGAAAACATTTGTTGAGACAAAGTAGTCAAAGATACTCTGCTCATTGTTTTCTAAATTCACATTAAACACACGCAAGTCTTGAAATTTAGCACCTTCAAGCACAAGCTCGTTAATACGCTTTTCAAGCTCATTGCGATTGTTAAATGACACTGCAATAGCAGGCTCTGAAAAAGTAGCAGGCTTACAAATAAACATCATGTGGGTATCTCCTCTGAGGTATTCATATAAGATACCCATATTTGCGCGTTTATTTTATGCTTCGTTTGTAGACAAAACACCATTACTAGCTACAAGGTACGGCTTAACAGAATCTGGCATTGCAACTTTAAACGGTACACGGCGAGCCTTGTAAAGACGCTTCTTTAGAATACGGCTAATACAAACTTTATCAGACTGATTACCACCAAGTACATGATAAGCAACATCATCTTCGGCAATGTAAATACCAACGTGACCGCCACCATCACGCTTAAACGTAAGGATGTCACCTAAAGAAGGCTTGTCAGCAGCACTACCATATGTAGCCCAATTCAAAGCATACAAAGGATTCTTAGCAAGCGGCTTACCTGCACGTTGTGCCATTGTAGCAACAAACAAACCACACCAAGGTACGGAGTCATCAGTGTACTTCCAGCCAATTACATCTTGGCCAATCTCAGCAGCCCATCCCATAATTTTAGCGTTAGAAGCTTTACCGGGAGTTTCTGTAACACCAAATTCTTTTAGTGCTTCAACAACAAGACGAGGTTTGTCGAGTGTATCAAGCCACTCGTAACCTTTAATTGACATGCTTTTTCTTCTTAAGTTCTTTGCGGATGACATCACCGACTTCATCAACAGCGAGTTCAACAAGCGGATTGTCTTTACTAATAACATCAGCAACAGTCTTCTCAGGCTTGCTTAACAAACCAAACAGCAACTTAAAAATATTAATCTTCATGTGGAATGTCCTTCTTAGCGGCACCAAAATACCAACCTACAATTGTGGCAATAAGTGTACCAAGAATAAATCCTAGAATTGTGTCTGCAAATCGCACATTAGTCGGCGGAATTGCATGAAACGTGATAGCTACGAGATAGGCTGCAGAGAACATCGACCAGAAATATGCAAGAACATTACGTGCATCAAACTGACGATTTTCCTCAGTACCCTTAACGAAAAGACCCATTTTATTTACTTTCTATATTTATTAGATTTAGAGGATATACACATCATCTACTATGGTTAGTATGACCCACCGGAGGTCAGCCCTATCATTAATCTAACGGGTTCCGGTAAGGCTATCGTGCAAATTTTATAGTGTGGTAGCAGGCGGGTTATTGCTCACATTTGAGAACTGCAACCTGCTACGCTCACACCCGACATCAGACGAGTCTACAAAGTCGAGTTTCGATCACCCAGCAAGCTCCTTGGATAGTTGTTTGTAAGACGTCTCAATCGCCCGCCATACTCTTGCCAGCCATTCTTTTCGAGCACTCTTGTAAACACACCCTTTGAAGGAAGATAGCTAGAAGTGATAACAACCTGAGCACCCATCTTTTGTGCAAATTCAAAATAGTGATTGTGAAACATTACTAGCGCTTTTACAGCTTTGATACTACTTAAATTTGTGTGATAATAGATTTGCGAGAAAGCTTTGATAGATGAATGGTGTTGATCATGACCTTCTGAACAAGCCATCCATGCTACAAGCTTATCTGTATCATCAATCATAACCTTAAAGTACTTCATTCCAGACATAAAACCACTAAGCATGTTATAAGAACTTTCAGCTGTTACAGGAAACAAGGGGTCTCCATATACTTCATAAAGACCCCTTGACATTTCCGTTATAGCAGCAAAATCGCTTCTACGAACAGACCTTATTTTCACGGCCAACCAGCATTTAAATTAACAGCAGCAAGCCCAGCCTCATCTGTACAGATGTTAATAGCTGCTTTAAGTGTAATGTTATACATAGTGACTGCTGAAATATAATCTACAGCATCATTTACCATTGCCACAAAGTCACTTCTTGTAAAGTTAATGACGTCATTATTAGCCATTACCCATTCTACAGTTTCGCTATCACCCTGCGCATTTGCTGTTAGATACACAAGTGATTGCATATCAACTTGCAACAGACCATATGTACTGTTAAAGTTATCTCGCTTTTCTTGAAAGATTTGAGATAGCTGATTGTGCTTATGGCGTTTATGCTGCTCAAGCTCAATCATAAAAGGTGTATTAGTGAACACACCATTTTCATAATTAATCTTTGCACCTGTAGCACGAAGCTCAACTAGCTCATGGTAAGTTTCATCAAAAATTTGTACAACATCACTTGGCATTGTCTTGTGAATAGTATTTTTATAGAATGAGTCTGTTTCTTTAGAATAGAAATATGACATTTAATATCCAATCGCAATCCAAGAAAAGCCCAGAGCATACTTACCGGACCAACCTGTTTGCATAACAGCTTTAAATCCAGACGTTGTCCAGTTCTTATTTGTTTGGCCCCAATAGTCACCATCTGAACCTGTACTACCTGTACCAAGAACTTGTGACATAGCCATTAAACAAGCATTAGGAAATGTTAATGGAAAATTAATATCATATTCACCTTCAGGGTATGAATATGAAGAACCACCTAACATACCCCATTGCATAATAGAGCCATTAGCAAGTTCAAGATAGCCATTAGCAGCATTACTAGACGAAGCAACAGCGTCAGATGATAATTTAATACGTGTAACTTCAAGATTTTTAATCTTAGCACCAGTAATAACAGCATCACCAATCTGAGCAGTTGTAGTGATTAACGAACCTGTCAAAGATAACTGGTCACCAGTAATAGAGTTAGCTAGAATATGATCTGCAGTAATAGAGCCATTAACAATAAGATTACCACCAACAGCTTCTCTTAACGACAATGCACCAATACGCATAACACCACTCATTGTGGTTGTTCCTGCATTGTATACACCAAAACGTACCTGAGTAGCATTAGCCGGTGTTGTTAATGCAATTGATTTAACACCAGCTGTATTAGTAGCCCATGTTAGTGCAGTAGAAGAAATGACAGTACCGTCTGCTTTGAAAAACTGTGCATATACTGATAGCGTCTGATTACTTGTATTATAAGCAGCAGCTTTCCATTCATACTGTGTGCTTGGTTTTACATCAGTCATACCTTGCGGATAATGTAAAATACCATTACGAATACTATGTCTTGTATTCTTAGCTGCAGTATCAAGTGTGCTCGCATCAAGAACAGCGTAGTTAGTACCAAGGTACTCGTAACCTGTAATGATTGTATTATCAGTTTGCCAAGTATTTGCTTGAAAAGGTATATAACCACCAATATCAGTACGAGTAATCAGCCAAAAATCACTATCAATGAATGTAGGATCAGCTACTAGATTGCTTGCAGAAATTTTAATCTTGCTAGCTGTAATCGCTTCACCAGCAATTTTACTTGCAGAAATAGCACCTGCAAATATTTTATCGGCAGTGACACAATTTACAGCAAGTTGATCTGCAGTGATTGAACCATCAACAATCATTTCAGAACCATTAGCACGCATTAGCTTGATACCACCATAAGCAGCGTAACTAGCTAAAGCAGCAGTTCCATTAGCATAAAATACAAATTCAACTTTCACAAAGCATGCTGTAGCAGGTACATAAATCTTGCATTCAAGATTATAATTTGAAGTACCTGACTTAGGTGTAGTACGATAGTCCCATGTAGTAGTTCTAAGCACATGACGATTACCTGTATCGATTAGACTATCAGTCACACCACTAGGAATGCTAGAGGGTGAACCATCAGCTAATGTAGCAGAGGGTATTACTTGTGTAGTACCATCACTCGAATACCAGGTAAGTCGAATTGAAGACGCACCATTAAATGTACTACCCACACGATTTTTACAAAACAAACGAACCCAACTACCACCCTCAACAGCGATACGATCACTTCTTGATGTTACAATCGTGCTAGAACCAGCTGTAAGAACAGTTGGTGAGTAAATAGCAGACGGCGTAGCCATTGCAACAGGTACAGAGCCTGTAGGACCAGAATAACGGCAAGTTGTGTTACCCATATCCCAGAACGCGTCAGTACCACTAACGGGGTCTGTACTTCTATCTTGAAACATTGCATCTTGAATTAGATTAAATGTATCAATAATAGCAAGCTTGCTTGTAACAACAGAACTTGCAGCAAGCTGGTCAGTTGTAATAGCACCAGCAGCAATTTGACCAGCAACAAGCTGACCTATGATTTGAGTTGCATCAGCTGTATCAACAAATTGCGTACCATCTGCTCTATACAAACGCTTAGCACCAGTTAAGTAAACCATTCTACCATTTGTGTAATCTGTACCAGCAGCAGTTAATGAGGTGAACAGCTCTACAGGTTTAATTGACGATGCGAAAAGAGTTGCATCAATTGAGTTACCAATCAAATCACCTGTGTCAGTAGCTGTTGTCCACGCACCGCTAGAATATCGATAGATTTTACCATTTGTTGTATTGTACAGAATTTTAGGACCAGTATATCCTGTTGGACTAGGCAATGTGGTAACACTTTTAACTGGCTCAAGACCCTGAACAAAGTCAGTAGTATCAACAGATGTAACGTTAATAGGACCAATACGTGTAGAATAGCTAGACTGATTACCTACATAATCTACAGACTTTAACCAGTAGTAATATGCTAAAGTTCCATCAAGATTGCTATCAATAAAGCTACCATAATTAGCAACAGTTGCTGTACTTGGTGATACTTTAACGGAACCAATTTTAACAGGACTGCCACTTGTCAAACTTCTATAAATATCAACACGATCAAGATCAGTAGCAGTGTCGTTTGTCCAAGTAAGAATATTAGATCTAAACGCTGATGCTGCGCTGATATTTGAAGGAGCAGCTGGTGCTGTATTGTCTACAACCGCAGCTAACGTTGCAATAGATGAATACGCACTACGATTACCAGCGTCATCTACGGCACGTACTCGAAAGTAATATGCCGTTTTAAGTTTAAGATTCTTAGTGGCGATTGATGTTACATCAGCGGGTGTGGTACCAAGAGGTGCCCATGTACCTGTGCTTGTTTCACGCATATCAATTTCGTAATGGTTAAGATCACTGTCAGAAACAGGATCCCAATCAAATGCGCATGTGACAGAGCGATAACCATAGAAATCAACTTCAACAAGCGGTGTAATAGGTGTAGTTGCAAGTGCAGGTATAGCAGGCGCTACAGTATCAGCAGTAAGATCAGTACCTTGTTTAATAGAAAATATAGGCGTATCAGCTGTTGATGTAAAGCTGCTAGTAGTTTCGTAAACAACAACACTATAGTGCTTAATAGCAGAGTCAGAAAACGCGTTTACTACTTTTGTAGCTGCTGTGCCAGACGTTAATACGCCGTCAATATACCATTTATATTTAGGTACTTTGTAACCAGTAGGTGTAGCTGTAAGCGTAATTGTTGATGGTGATAATGTAGTACCAATCGTTTCAAACGAATTGTCTGTAGCTGTAAGCGTAACAGAACGTGTCCAACTATGATCTAAGTCAATAGCGTTTGTAGGGTCAGTTGTCGTCATACGCGACATACGACCGTTACTATTTAACACACGAACACCAAAGAATGCACTTGCAGCATCAACAGCAGGTAGTGTAAATTGAGGTAATACATTTCTACCGATCTCTCGATAGATAGGAGCGCCACTGCTTTCTACATCATCAATACCTGCCTGATGAATATAGAACACATAACCTGCAAAATCTTGAAAAGAAACAGGATCGCATTCAATACTACCAGAACTATCAATGTTCGTAGTTGTAGGTTTAACATAGCGCACAGCATTTGTCTGTGGAATAACCAAGTCATAAAGATTAGGTACATTAATATAAACGTCGTCTTTAACAGCCCAAGCAAGTTGAGAATAATCAAAACGTGATGCTGTGACTTGACATTGGTTATCTTTAACAACTTTTACACTATCAACACGAAGATACAACGGCGTTGTTGCACCGATTTGCATTGTATTACTTTGAAGCTGAATAAAGTCACCAGGTTCATAATAACGATCAGTAACAGTGTATGTAAATTTGTAGCTAGTAGCGCTTCTACTTGTACGACAAATTTCTTCTGCCTTAGCAAGAGCGTGGTATGGATCAGTAACACCCTCAGCAAATAAATTAGTTTCAAGCTGTAAACCGCTATCTTCAAGAACCATTGCATCATAGACAGCTGATGTTTTGTTTACAGTTACAAATGTGCTATAAGTAGCATCACGTGATGTCCACAATACTTTAGTAGCTGTAGATATTTTAGCAGCAACACCTTTATTCTCATTACCAGAAGCACTACCTGATAAAATTATTTGATAAATTTTATCGGCAGTTGTACTACCCATATTAAGCGTAGAAGTGGCAACGTTATCTTTATTTGATGATGTAATAGTTTTCAACGTAGTGTTAGATGCATAATCTTTAATAACAATAGAACCACTATTGTCAGCAGCAAAATCAATATTATAAGTTACTACTGTACCTTTAGGAACACGTAATAAATAGCTAAAGCTTGTTGTGCTACTTTGATCATTCCATACACCATAGTTATTTAAAAGTCTGCCACCATTTTTGCTTTCGTCCCAAGAGCCTACGCCAAAAGAATATTTAGAACCACCAATACCTTGTAAATAACTAGCGTCGTACTTAGGTGGCCAACTTACAGTATCTTCTTTAAAATTTTCGAATTCATTATGAAAATTAACAACAACGTAATTATAACGGTCTTGTGCAGAAGGCCAAGCAATGTCAATATCTTCACCTAGTACAAGATCATCATCAGTAATTGTACCTGCAAGATTAATAGCACCATTGTTAGTAGGATATTGTAAAGAAAGCCTATATTGACCACCACTCCAGATAAGACGAGCGTCACCCATAGTAGAAAGTAAAGATTCAATGTTTTCACGAACAGGTTTGCTTGTGTCAACAATAATATTACATTCATACAAAGGAAGATCACGCGTTGTTATGGGAGTTGTGCTACGCGTGGGCTGCCAGAACTTACCACCAACAGTAGCACCAGTCTGTACAATCGTATCACAAACATTAGCTGCTAGTCTGAAAGATTGTAAATCAACTTCTTCCTCAGCAAGCCCTTTACCATGAATAGGATCAAGAAGGTAATCAAGCAAACAATACGCAGGGTTGTTCTTGTAAGTACGAGTTGTTGATAACACGTTTGATGTGTTAATTGTACGTACTTTACGACCTTCAATTAGTGTTTGAACAGAAGGTACACCAGAAAACTGAGGATTATCCCGATCGAGACGAACAACAGCAGACATATACGCCATATTTGTAAACAGCGCATCATTACGGTCGCCAAAGTTAGCTGCAATAATACTATCAACTTCACCACCATCGTAGTGATAGTCAAGACGCATTGCAGCTTTAATACCGTCATGTTTCTTAGCATTGGTTGTTTCTTCAATAGAGCCATACGTACCAAGGCCTGAATCATCAATATATCGAGAACCATCAATAATAACGTCCTTAGCACTATTGATAGGGCCTGCACAAAGCACTTGCTGAAAGAACATATACTCATTCTTACCGCCCTGTGCACTTGCATCAAGGTAGCCGCCTGTTCGTGCAGCTACAGCACCAGTGTTATAAACATAATCATCGTAGCCTGTACCCCAACGACTATAACCGTAATTATAAGCACCGTAGCCTCTAGAGCCTGTTGCAAATGTAGTATCTGCGTTAGATGCTACATATGTATACGCAGACGAGGTATTATGATACACACGTGTACCACCAATAAGTGCACGTCCATATACAATAGGTACATACTCAGCTTGTCCCTCTGTTACAACTTCAAAACCCTTACGAGCGTCAGCGGCAGCAAGAGCGGCAGCTTTCATCTTCTTGGCTTGAATAATTGAGTATACAGTAGACGCAGCTGCTACAACGAAAGATATAATAGCAATAATAAGTTCTAAACCCATTACGAGCGTCCCCACTTAAGAATTAGTGTCCCGGAACCTTCGTAGATTTGATCACAGCAGCCATCATTTGGGTCATTACCGCGTATAACGTCTCTACTAAGATACAAGCCTTTACGCATATCAAGAGATAGCATAGGACTTGCACACGATATATTAAATAATGATTCACCAATCTCATCTGTTGTTATTTTAGAGGAAGCGCCATCAATGCGACCTTTATAAACAACAAGAGAATCTACGATATTAAGTAAAGGTAATCCTGTTGCAGGATCAATAAAGCCAAGACGAGCTTCTACAAGCTTACCAACATAAACGTTGTCAGCTTGTGCAGCACTGTCAAATGTGTTATCAGCTAAGATAATTTTATATTGTTCGCGATCTACTGTAGTGCTAAGCTGCGGTGGATCAACTGAAACAATAAAATCATCAGCCACATACACAATATTATTTGACATTGTCATAGTAGAGTGGTGCGTGGTAGACGCCCTAAAGAGACTACCATCACCATTTTTAATCCAAAGATTGTAAAAGATTTGACCCTGATTTGCAGCCAGAATGTTTTTGATATTAGTGCTAAATGTAAGCATTATACTTTCTCTATCAGTTTTACAGTCCCAACATCCATTAGCATAGCATCGTCATACACCATACCTGTTACAGTATCTGTATCATAATAGCATGACATGACAACATTATCTCGATGTTGAAATGTATTAGCATTTTGTGCTACTCGAAGTGTTGGAAATATATTTAATGACCCTGTGCCGTTCAAATCAGCGGTAGTCATATAAATTTTAGAATGATTTGTGAACTTGATAAAAGTACCACGAGGAATTAACCCTGTGTTACCTGCAACCGTAACAGCACTAGCACCTGCTGCGCCAGTACATGTTGGATTACTTGTCGAAGTACGTGCTTTTAATACGCCAGTGTTTTGAGGTACTAAAATTGTAATTACTTCAGAATGCCCATTCACCACAAGATGCGCCATTAAATTTTGCGCACCGACCGTAAGAGGCTCAAGTTTGGTTTCTAACTCCCAACGTTGAGCACTCCTACGACCGATATTTCTCTTAAGGGAAAGGGTATCCGAAATAAAAACAGGCACATTAGAACGCATTGTCATCGGAGTAACAAATTGCGCAATTACTGTACTGTTTTCATAGATACCGTAAGGCATTACTTATACCCTTTTTCCTTGTTATGTGCGTTAACACCAGCCGCGATTTGCGGAAGTAGATTGTAGATTTCAGCTCTAGTTTGACGACTGATATCGCCTGTAATACCAAGATTAATTTCAGTTTTACCGCCATCAGCTTTAGCTGTAAGTTTAGACTGATCAATTGTAGACATTGTAGGCAATGCAAGTATAGGTGCACCTAAGTTATTACCGCTAGCAGGGCCACCTTTAGCAAGCTTAGTGATCGTACCACTGTTGATAGCTCTTAAAAGATTACCATGCTTCTTTGTAGCCTTAGCATTTACAACAAATTCACCATCAGACAACATTGCTGGAATGCTATCACTTGTGCCAGTTCCCGGACCGCTCACGTGGCCGCCATCAGCAAAGAAGGAACCAATCAGAGTCCCAAAGAGAGCACCAAGACCGCCAGCGGCACCCGCAAGTCCACCCATGCCGCCTCCAGCGCCTCCGAGACTCTTACCAATACCCTTTGTGAGTGTATCAGTGCTTGTCTTAAAAGTATCACCTAAACCCTTGGTAAGTGCATCGGTACTACTACCAAACGTACTCCCAAGAACGTCAGCACCATCTGTAAGACTGCCAGTAATATCACCACCAAGTGCTGCACCACCTTTACCAAGCAAACCACCAATACCGTTTGAGATAGGCGCAATAGAACCAGACATATCAGGAAGACTGGTTAAGCTATTACCAAGCGCACCAAAATCACTTGTAAGATTACTACCAACATCAGGAAGACCTGCAAGGCTCATAGCACCACTACCACTAGGATCAAGACCCTGGCCAAATGTCCAAGGAGTTTTACTGCTAGCGTCAAATGCTGATACAGTATCAAACAATGAACCTACACCTGAAGTGTCTTGCTTTTGACCACCAAAAATACTACCATCAAACACACCTTTAATAGCTTTTGTAATGAAGCCATTTTCACCTGTAATAGAATCAGTCATGCTATTTACAATTGTGTGAAGAATATCACTAGAAAGACCATCAAAGATTGTTTTAAAGAAATCACCCTTACCTGTGAAAGCATCGTAAAGTGCTGTTTTAAGATTAGAGTCAAGGCTGGTTGCAATGGTGTCACCAAGCTTCTTGAAGATACTATCAGCGTTTAAGATACTATTTGAAAACTTGTCAAGGTCTTCACGCATATCTTTAAGCTGTTTTGCCAACTTGTCTGTAGGCAGACCATTAGCAACTGCAGTATCAATCTCTTCCATCTTAGCACGAATATCATCAGCAGCCTTGTTCAGCTTAATTTGCTGCTTAGGCGACGCTGCAATACGTGTAGCTTCAGGAATTAAATCAGCACGACCTGCAGCAAGTTTATGATCACGAGCAGCAAGTAATGCATCAGACGCTCTAAACAGGTCATGAGGCTTATTCGCATAATCAATAGGCTTAGGTGTATCTATTGTAGCAATCTGTGGATCAGCTGTAGATGTTTGGCGAGTATCTGCAAAACCAAAATGAATATGATTTTTATGGCTCTTATCGTTAATACCATGTGGTCCCATATCAGGACCAAATACTTGCTTAGTACCGCCAGCATTATAACGTGGCTTGATACCATACTTAGCAAGAGCAGCTTCTACAGCCTTTGTTGTAAGACGAACACCCGGAACACTAAAGTCTAAAGCATGCGGATCAGGCCCATAATGATCTGATACATTACCGTCTGCAGTAAGCCTTTTATGTTTAGCAGGATCTTTGATGATAGCAGTTGGCCATTCAGCTTTAATAGCCGACGCTACGTCTTTTGCAGTAAGTGTTGTGGTTTCACTAGTATTAAGTTTACCAAGAAGAGCTTTAGTATTATCTTCAGTAGCCTTAGTGTTCTTATCAAGAGGCGTAGCAAGGAAATCTTTGAGGTCTTGCCCAAATTCCGTTTTGAACAATTCTTCAAAACTCTTACGTAAAGCTTCTAGATCAGCACCAGGTTTAAGAAAGGCATCGTTAATGATCTTACCAAGTCCGGGTGTAAGATTAGGAAGTTCCAAAGCCTTGCTAAAGAAGTCAGTATTAACAGCGTCACTTGTGATCTTTTTACGTTGATCTTGAGGAAGCTTATTAAATTGACGTTCATTTAAATCAAAGTTAGGGAAGATTTCCTTGATCTTAGCAAGACCAGTTTTAGCGCCACGCTCCCAAGCATCAGCAAAGCTATTTGAAATGTCGCTAAACAATGAAATGTATTCGCCAGTTTGTTTAAGCTTACGCGCAAAAGCAAACGAACTAACACCCGCATCAGCAAACGCTTGAAGCTTAGCTTTTACAGCATCAGCAGCGTTAGCAAGGTACGCAGAAAATTGAACACCAAAAACACCAGTGTTAACAGCATCAAGTGATGTGCTAAAAGCTTCATTAATACGCTCAGCATACTTGTCAGCTGAAATAGTAAGCTTTTGAAGCATAACATCACGTTCACGCTCAAGCTTTAACGCCTCAGCCTGAAGTTGGATAGCTTCTTGAAGATTACTAGTGTCATCAGCCTTTAACTTCTTAAGTTGAATTTTCTTATCAAGCTCAACAAGCTGTTGTAACTGCTGCGTATCAATACGAGCAATAGTAGCTGCATCAGTAAGTCCACTACGAGAAAGACTATCAAAGAAACCCTTACCGGTGTTACTAAAAGATGCCACAAGCTTTTCACGAATTTTACCAAGCAACTCGGCTTTCTTTGTGAGTAAGCTAGACACATCTTGAGTAGGTGCGGCCTTCTTTAAGGCTTCTTCAATTTTATGAATTTCAGCAGCAACACTAGAAACATTAGAACGTGCATCTTGGCTTAAACGAGCAAAACTAAGAGCATTGATTTCAATACCAGCTTCATTAATATCAGCAAGTAATTCTTTAAAACCATAACGATCTTTATGTCGGCTTTCACCACCACTCTTTGTACCTAACGCACTCAGTGCCACTTGTGCTTGTGCAGCTTTGTTGGCATTTTCAGTGAGGCTATCCGAAGCCATTTTAATGTACTTAGGATCAACCTTGCCCTGATTGTCGTTAATATACTTCTGCTGTGAGTAAGCATTAACATTAGCATCACTGATTGTCTTCTGAAGCTTAAGTGCTTTTGTAGAACGTACATTGCTGCTAAGAATGTTAGGATCAGTAATACCTGCAAGACTTGCGCCTGCAGCACCACTAATACCATTATCGGTGATTGTTTGAATAGAACGACTTAAAGCGTTTGCAGATGCAATCTTAAGATCGTAAGTATCAGAAATAACTTGGCGAAGTTTAGCTTGATAATTCTCTAAAGCAGATGGATCACTACCTAGTTTATTTAAGGCGTTATTAGCATCTACAGAGGCTACGTTTACTTCTTGAATTTTCTGAGTAAGATCAACAATATCTTTTGTTGGTAAATTAATATACTCAGACATACTAAGAGTAGGTACGTCAAACTTCTGAAGAGCAGAATTAATACCTTCAAGACTAAAATCTTTAGGTGCCATTTTCTGAAGTGACAGACGAGCATCATTAGCTTTGTTACGTAAATCTTGAAGATAAGCAGGAGCAGCATCCGACGGTGCACTATCAAGCTCAGCTTTAAGACGTAAATATTCACTAGAAGCTTCTGAAAAAGCTTTAGACGCTTTGTCACCAGAAATCTTAAATGCAGTCAATGCATCAACAGAAACAGAACCACCAAGAGCGCCACTTTGCTGTTGTGCTTGAGTACCAAGTAAGAGATCGTTAGTGTTAATGTCAATAAGAGCTTTAGCACTTGCTTCCGTGCTTGCAAGACGTTCTTGAGCAAACTTACGAGCAGATAATGTAGACGAGTCTTGAAAAGCTTTTTGAGCTTCTAAATGCTGGTCTGCATACAGTTTATATTGTGCAAGATCTTTATCAAGACCGTTAAATTTAGACATGTCATTAGCACTAAAACCAATACCAAGATTAGCAGCATCTGTGCCAACTGATTTTAAGCGTTCAGTTTGTTTAGCAATATCAAGTTGATGTTTACCAAGATCAACAACAGCTTTAGCAGCCTTAATCTTAGCAAGGCCTGCTTGGTCTGCGATAGTTTTCTCACGAAGACTACGTTTAATAAAGTCAGCTTGGCTATTATCACCCTCGTAGCTACGATAGCCTTCACGTGTAGTTTTAAGAACTCGCGCGCTAGCTTCATTAAACTTCTTTGCAGCGATATCATAATTTACTTGAGCTTGTGACTTATTTACTGCATCAGGATTAGCTTGATCATACGCAAGCCTAGCTTTACTCTTTGTAGGTTCATATGCGCCAGGCTTAGCAAACTTATAGTACTTTTCAGCTTCTTTAGAAATGGCAGCATCAAAAGTATTATAGCGTTGCGCTTGTGCAATCGAAGGATCTTTGATACGATCACGCACTCCATCGTACAACGAAGAAATACCGCTACCAAGACCTGTAAGTACATCAATAACAGATGTAACACCTGTAACGTCTTGCACAAACTTACTAATATCTGAATTCAAAAACGTTTTAGCAAGATTAAGAAAACCAATACCAAGCTGTTCAGCAGCCCACGCAAGTCCACCTACAACAGCCGCTGTATCAACATACAGTTCATGCCCAACAAGCTTCATTGCATCAGAAATACCTTTACCCATTTTGTAGAAGACGGCCTCAACGAAACCATCACCACCGGGACCAAAGATAAGTCGACTAAAGTTACCTGTTAACGAACTATCACCACCGGCAATATTCTGTTGAGCAGCAGCGACACGCTGTTGTGTAACCTCATTACCAGTTTTACGATTAGGATCAATTGTAGCGTATCTAGCAAGGCGATCAAGAACTTCATTATATTGTGCTTGCGCAAGAAGCTTAGTCTCTTCATTATTACCACTCTTTGCTTTCTCAGCAAGATTAGCAAAGGCGTCTTGCGCTGTTTTTAAGTAACTATCAAGAGCAGCTTGCTCATCAGCTGACAATTTACCTAAGTCAATATTTTGAAGTTCATTAGCATAGTTAAAATCTTGACCAGCAACTTTATTTTTACCGTAATCAGTAGCAAGCTTGCTAGATTTACCAACGTCAGTTTTAGCTTCAACACCAAAAAGACCAAGGACATTATCGCCAAGCCATTTAATATTGTCACTAAACTTGTCGAAGGGGCCAATAAAACCTACAAAAGCAGCAGCAAGTAATGCACCTGTTACAGCAATAGGTACCCAAACGTCAGCAGTAACACCTAATACTACTTCTACTAAACCAGCAAATGCGCCCCATACAAGACGACCTGCTCCAAGTAGCATTGCACCAAAACCACCAAGCATACCAAGCAAAGGCTTAAGAAGCTTACCAAACGAAGCACTGATACCACCTGCAGCGCCTGCAGCAATATTATCTGTAACAGCGCCTTCAACAGCGCTTACAGGATTTGCTTTATTAGGTTTAGCAATATTCTTAAGAACATCAGCAAGTTTACTAACACCACCAAGCGCATTTTCAACTGTCATTGCAGCCCAAAATGCTTTAACAGCTTTCATTCGTTCACCCCACCATGCGGTAGAGAAGATTGGTGAAGCTGTGATAGTCCCTATGTACGTTTTGACATCAGCAGTAGCAGCTTTCCAGCCAGCAGCATTTGCGCCGGGAACAAGGGATTTGGTAAGTTCAGCACGTTTAGTAGCAAGTTCAGTAGCCTGATCAGCATTAATCTGTTTAATAAAGCCAGTGCGTGAAGGAAGCCCTTGTGCTTTACGATCTTTCTTTGAAATCTTATCGTAATCGTCAAGAGCATACATTTTCTTTTCGCGCTGTAAAGACTTAAAATCTTCTAATTTGCCACCAACAGAATCATTGATGAATGAATTCTTCGTTGATTTAAAAGTAGAGAAACCTTTCCATACAGCAGAAAGACCACGCAATGCAGCAGTCAGCACAAGCGTAGATACAGCAATTGTACCAATGCTAGAACCAAGGTTACTAAAGGCACCACTTGCAGAAACAGCAGCCTGTGCAGTCCCAGCAAGGCCAATAGTAACACTAATCGCAGCAGCAACAAGAAATAACTTGCTCTTAAGTAATGTACCAAGGCTCTTAAAGTAAGGCTCAACAAAAGCAAAGAACCTAATCATACTTGCCTTAAGTCCGGAAAGAGTATTTGCAATTAGTTCTACAAACGTAGCACCAATAATAGCACTTCCAGACTTGATGATAGCAACAAGTTTGATCAGTTTTTCTTTTGTAGACTTACTAATATCACCAACGGATAATGTAGGCGTAATGTTAGTGCCTTTTACACTATCTTTCAAATTACGGAAAGACTTCTTAAAATCTGTCTTTTCAAAAGTAGGAATACCACCAGCATTACCCGTTTGTCGCGTAAACAACATGCTTTTGAGATCAATTTCACCAGCAGCATACCGTTTACGATTAGCAATAATATTATCAAAGACATTCTTGAAGTCATTCTTTACTTCATCAAGTGCCTTTGCGATTGGCCCTTTCTGACGACGAGTAGATGCAGACAACGAAGTAAAAATACCGTCAAAAGAATTTGTAAATTTATCTATAGCAGTTTGTGGAAGAGCAGCGTGAACTAGTGCAGAGCCAAGTGTACCAACAACGTCACCAACAAGCTTAAGACCTATTGACGAAACGTCTTTAAGAAACCTAGCACCACCGTCTTTACCAAATATTGCAATGGCAAGAAAAGGAATAGCTGCTTGACTTACTTCAGTAAGTTTAAATGCATCTGTAAAGCCAAGAGAAATGATACCAGCAGCAAGCGCCGCAAACTTAGGCTCATCAAAGAAATCTGTAGCTAGACGCTTAGTGATATTGAGCTTGGACGCATTACCAATTAATGGTCCTGCATAACCTTGAAACAATGCATTAAAAATACCAGCTTTAGGTGCTCGCTTTTCTGTACCTGGACGACCAAAGATAACAGTGAAGATATCTTTAAACTTCATACCAGAGAATTTAGCATATGCAAGTGCAATTGCTGCAATAGAACCAATAACACCGTTTGAAAAGATTGGAATGAGATTATCAAAGAAGTTTAGTGGACCTTGCAGAGCAGGTACTAAACCAACTAAAAAGCTCTCAAGAATACGCGGAAGTGCTTTACCAACAAGAATAATATCTTCAAGCATTGCAGTAAATAAATGCTTAGCAAATTCTGCACCAATCTTACCTGCAGCATCACCGATGCTAGGGGCAAGCTTTGCAACGGCACCGCCAGTTGCTGTGTCAATAACGCTAAGTAAATACCCAATGGCAAATACTTTTCCAACACCTTCAGATTTAACTAAAGCAAATGCAGCATAAAGAATAGATACAAAACTATTTGCAATATTTTTAGCAGACTCACCCCAATTAATAGACTTGATTGTAAATGCAATTTCAGAGAAAGAAGAACCAAATTTACCAGCAAATGTTTGTACTTTTTCTAAAAGCTTCTTAAAGACATTAATGATAAAGTCTTTAAATTTACCGATGTAATCTGTAGACGATGATAAACGAGTAGTGTGCTTGTTTACACCATCAACAAGATCGGGCCAGTAGGAGTGACCAACAACTTTATCCCAGATGTCATAAAAGACACCCTTTACATAAGTGCCAAACTTTTGAATGCGAGATTCTACACCACCAAGATGTGAGTTAGCATAGTTAAGCAGAGACTTAAACATCTGAATAACATAACCAATAGCAGCATTAGCAGCATTTTTCAAGCTATCAAAAACAGCACCGTAATCGATTGTAGTGAGTTGTTTGTAAATTTCTGAAGCAACACCTGTAAAGACACCAACAACACCTGCAGCAATAGACTTCAAAAGACCTAAAACAATACCGACGATAGCTTTACCAAGGCCCTTAGAATAACCGTCCAGTGAAGACGATTTTTCTACAATGCCTGTAAATAGAGAAGCTAGACCTTTTGTGCCAGCTACAATACCATCTACTAAGCTTTTACCAAAAGCAACACCACGTTTAAAGCTAAAGGAAGCCTTAAAGGTATCACTAACAGTCTTCAAAACAACATACAAACTAACTTTGATGTTATAGATGAATTTAGAAAGGTCAGGTGCAATTAAGTCGTCGTACAAACGTTTAGCCGCATCGCCAGCAAGACGGAAATACTGCGCAAGGCGGTCAAGGCGTGTATCACGAATACGAATAAGCTGATTGTCAATAAGGCCAAGTTTGATTAAGAATGTCTGAGCGGGCCATACCCAACTCTTAAAAAGAACACGCTCTTTTTCTTTAAAGATGTAATCCCAGTTATCAAGTCGAATAAGATGATTGTCAATAATGTCATTAACTTTAGATAAATTAGCAGCAAATTCTACAATACTACGCGATTTAAATAAATCAACAAGAGCACGACCAGCAAAGTTATCGCTGAAAGAGCCTAATGTAAGAGTTTCAGCAACAGCCTCAAGAGAGCGATTTAATGGAAGCAGTGATTTGTAAATAAACACATCAACAGCTTTACCGCTCTTTGCAAAATTAGCAATGATTGTTTCTTTAAAACGAACAAAAGGTAAAGTAATGTATGGAACTGTACGTGCAATATTACGCACAAAGATTTCGAATGTACGTGCAAATTGCGCAAGTGTATCAACAATTGCTTCAACACTCTTACGAGTATCACCAACATCAAAGAAGCTATTTTCCTTAGTTGGCTTCTTTACACGAGAGAAAAGTTTTTGAATTAAGTTAGGCGGAACAGCAGCTTCTTGCGACTTACCAAAGAACGCTTTGAATTCTTGCAAAATTAATGCGGACTGCTTTTTAAGTTCAGTCTTTGTAGAGCTAACGTTAAATACATCACCAATGTTGAATTTATGCTTATTAAGCATATCAAGATTAGCAAGGTAGTTGTTAAAAGCATTCTTTACAGTAAGCAGCTTTAGCGTGATGCTATCAGACGAGCCACTAATACCTTTAGCCATGCTTGCAAAGCTAGAGCCAAGCTTACTTGAAAAACCGATTGCAAGATTGATATCACCAAAGAAATAGCTAAGTGACTGCCTAAGCATATTAAAGCCAGCAGCAGCACTTACAGTAGTTTTGTTAAAATCTTTATCGGTAGAGTCAGCCATCTTTTCGATAGCTGTAATAACTTGGTCCGCTGTCAACTGCCCATTAGCAGCAAATTGACGCATTTGCCCAACAGTCAAGCCTAATGATTTTGCAAGACCTTGACCTAAATAGGCCATCTGCTCCATGACAGAGTTGAGCTCTTCACCGCGCAGCGTACCTGAGCCAATACCCTGACCGAGCTGCACAAGAGCCGCATTAACAGAGTCAATAGAAGAACCAGACAACGTACCAGCTTGCTGAATTGTCTTTGTAATCTTAAGAATACGCTGTGAACTTACATTAGCACTTTCAAGCGACTTAGAAAACGTTGTGTAAATAGCAGCATTAGAAGCTAATGACGTACGCGTATCTTGCGATACTTTAAATAATTCACGTTGACGCTGTGTCAGCTCATACGTATCTTTTGTAACAAGTTTAAGACGATTACGAATAGTGTTAAGATCGTCACCTGCTTGTGCAAATAGCTGTGTACCCTTTGTAGCAGCAAATGTTGCAGCAATTGTAAGGATAGAGCCTTTAAGCAGACTTAAATTTGCACGCAAATCTGTACTATCACTTGCAACGGCGCGTAAAGAAGAACTACCACTGCTACGAAAGTTACGAAATACTGAGCTAGATTCGTTAACAGTACGATTTAGGTCTTTAAAAGGTTTAGTGTCCACATTGCCAATGTTGTTAGCTTTTGATCCAGTAAGAATCATTTGTGCTAACGAACGATTAAGACTTTTTAAGTCCTGTTGTGCTTTTGTGGAATTTGTATCGACGTCAATTACAATACCCGACATCTCAATTCCTTAAATAAAAAGCCCCCACCAAGTCCGGTTAAGGAGCCTAGTGAGGGCAAAGATCATGCAGATCTTACGATTGTTCCACTAGGGTTAATACCCTTTTGTGATAACAAAGTTTCTTCTATAAAGTAAGCAGGTGCTTGCTCAGATGAACCACTATTTAAGCGATCTATATACTCTGCGTCATTTGTGATATGTTTACCATCATGTGACCACCGACTTTCAGCAAAACCAGTATCAACAGGTGTTGCTTCTTTTAAACGTTCTACAGCCGTGTTTAAGATTTTCAGCTTTTCAGCTTTCATACGGGCGTCTACTTCTTTCTGTAGATCACCCTTCATTTTAACTGTTATCATAGACTAATCTTATCTCCTCCAACAGCATTCATCATTTTCTGGAAGAATGCTGATTGAACCAAGGTATCAGCAGGATTACCTGAGCCCTTTCCAGGATTATAGATACGATCAAGACTAGGAAATAACTTCCACGGCTTTTCTTTAACACCTTGTGCTTGAATTATTTTAGAGGCACGATCATCATCACGCCAGCCATAAGGACGACGTTCAAAATAATCATACCAACCTAATAATTCATCATAAGGCATTTCATCTTTGAGTTTGTAAACAGGCATTCCCAAATGCAAAGCTATCTCATAAAGAGATAACTCATCATCTGTTAATCGGACTTTCCCTGATCGTTACCAATACCCGAAAACTTCATGATTTCATTAGAGAGCTTCGAAAGCTCATCCATAGGCCAATTCTCAAAGTGTGCATCTTCAAGATCAGCACCACCTTCAACAGAAGCACGAATAATAGTACGAAGAATATCAAGACCTGCTTCTTCGTCAGTTTCCAGAGCCTTAGCCTTTTCCTGGATAATCTTAACTTCAGCAACGGTCAGCTTTGCAATCTTAACGTCAGTTCCAATGAACTTGACATTCTTGGTCATGCGGTGACCAATAAGAGCCATAATACCAGACTTCATAATATCAACCATTTTAATTACCCTTAAACTTTTCCGAATTAGCCTGCTGAAAATCATCAAGCTGCTTACGCATTTGGTGAAGAATTGCAAGTGTGTTATAGACTTCCAAAGACTTCTCAGGCATGCTGTCAAATTCAGCAACACGATCAAACGTCTTTCGAATACTGATATCAATACTCTTACGCATGTGCTTAGCAGTTGTGCCAAGCACGTAACTCATATCGAAGGGCCGATTGGCTTCTTCAGTCATAATCTCTCTTTCTAATTGGGGACGCCCTTGTGAGACGTCCCCTTTTTAACATTAGATGGTGTAAGCACCCCAGAACTGACCCTGAATAGACAGAGTCAGCGTAGCAGTGTTTGCATCAGTAAGCTGCGGAGCAACAGTGAGCGCTTCGAACTTACCAACCCAGTAATACTGCGAGTTTTGCACAGTACCAATACCAGCAGCGGTAGAAGCATAAGCTGTTGCAGTAGTACCAGTCGGCTTAGCATTCATAACCGCAAGGCGGAAAGGATACTGCTTACCGTTACCAACCAGCGGAGCAAGAAGCGAAGTGCTATCAAGACCCCATTCGTTGGAAACATAGTTCAGTGTAAGCTCAAGCGAAGGTGCATCCGCCTGACCCTGAACCTGCGAAGACGTTGCCTGACCATAGGTAGGAACGTTAACAATATTAGCAGGTGTACCAATCGGAGGATACTCACGAATGTTGTCCATGCTGACAAACGTACCAGCAGCACGCGTACCACCAACAGTAGGGATTTCAGTAACAAAGAGAGCCTGCCAACCAGCAGCAGTAGTCGGAAAGGTGGTAACGTCAGTTGTCGGAAGAGCAACGGAGAGATCAGTATAGATACCCGCGCCAATACCAGAGATATGTGCCATTTTTAATTAACTCCAAACAAATTAAACGGTATTGTGTATTGTGAACGCACAAGTGTCTTGTTGTCACTATCAATGCCCTTAGGCACCATAGTGCTACGATCAAACTGCACGTTTCGGCTTGCAGAAATGATTACAGTTTTGTTGCACAGATAATCATCTAGCTTATCAGCTATAGCAGAAGCTCTTGACGGACCAAGGCCGCTGGCTGTATAGATATCAATAATGACAATACCTGAAATTGAAACACGATTAATGCCCTTACCAGAAGGTATAATCGTTACTTTAACGAATTCATCACCAGCGTTTGAAGCTACAACATCTTGCGGAAATGTCTTTATATTTTCGGCTGTCCAGGTATTCAGACCAAAAATTGAAAAGATAGCTTGCTGTGTAGCACTATATCTTCCCATATTAAACTTCCCTAAAGATATTGAATATCCATACTCTTCCAGTTTCCTTGAGAGCATCACCAATACGCCACGTATTACCACTGTAAGAAAGCGTATCGTACAACGACAAACTTCCAACGTCAATGGCTTTTACCATCACCGTCTTTGTGATTGTATTGGAATTCTTTTGAGGCTTTTTCTGGTCAAGTTCAATCAATTTGATTGTAACAGGAGTGTCAGAAGTTTTAGAAAGTGTACCTGCATTAAAATCAAATGTTGCAGATAATGCCTTTGTAAATGTAGCATCTACAGCAAGATCTTTAACTTTGTTGAATGCAGATACAACTTGCCTATCAATCAGCGCAGCATAACTCACCAAGCCCTCCAAACGTTGAAGGCACCTTTGTTAATCAGAAGTGGTTGAAAGATACGCTTAACATGTAAGGGTATGACAGACGCATTCCTAATATTGGTAAGATTAATAGGACCAAGCTGAAGGTTTTCTACCAAACCTGTATTATCTAGAAGACCATCATTGTTTAACAAATGATAGCTAAGCTCATAAGTAGCTGTTAGAATACGCGTTGGCGTAGTATCAGTATTTACTTGCCTACCTAGACGAGGATCAAAGTATGAGATTATACGCGGAAATGCCAGAAGTTGAGTGTCACTTACAGCAAATCCATCCCATGTCAGATTGTCAAGTAAAGCCGTTGCAGTGACCAAAGCTTGTGCTTTTTGTGTATCACTTGCTTGTTCCCAAGCAGCAACGTCTAAACGGTCTGCAAAATAACTATTGGCTTCATCAACCGTAACATAGCTATTAACATTTTTGGAAAGTGCCATAAGTGACTACTCTATTACTGGTGGAAGATCGGCAGAATACCGAGCGACAGAGCAGACATAGCCTTACGCTGCCAAATGCCACGCACGTTGGCAATGTTAGCATCAACCATACCAGCGACTGTACGCTTAGTAGTACCATCCATAACCGACATATAGTCAGCATCCGACGGGAAAGCTTCTTCAGGACCGGCCCAGCTATAACCAGCAGGAGCGACCACATAACCCCAACGATGCCACACTTCAGTGGTACCACCACCCTGATAAGCACCCGGATTACGGAAGATTTCAGTATCATCAGGGATAGCAAGCGATTCCATCGCAAGCGCACCCGGAAGCACGATAAACGATGTAAACGAGTTAGCCGTAATATCAACACCAGCACCAATATTCAGCTTTGTGATTTCCGCAGAAGTCAAAGCAGTATTAGCACGCGTGTTAATCAGACGAAACTTGCCCTGGAAGATAGTCGAAAACTCGACATTACCATCAACAACACGATCTTCATCAACAAGGTTAGCCGAACGCAGCGAAGCCATAATAGCCGGGCTGGTAACAAGGTAAGCATAATCGGGCTCATAGTCTTTATAAGCCATACCAAAGGCACGAATAAAGGCTTCAGCACGAGCAGCACCCTGCACAGCAGCAGTAGCAGCAATAACAGGAGCAGCACCAAGGTCAACATAGAAACCATAACGACGATCAGTAGGATCATTGTAGAAGGTTTGACCACCAAGACCAGCAGAACCACTACCAGTAGCAGCACCGTTAAGCACTTCCGAAACGGCAACACCCTTAAGCACAGACAGAATAGCGTTATGCTCATCTTGTGCATGCGTCTCACCAAAGTCACGACCAAGCTTAGCAAGACCATCAACCTGCGTCACAACCTGCTGCAGATTAATCTTTTCATAACCATGCGTACGCACAGTCTTAATGTACTGCTGATAGTCAGAACCATAAGTGGTCTTGGTACCAGCGGTAGAGTCAGTAAGCGAGGCAACGTTAATGGTAGGGTTCAGCGGCTTAAACCAGCGCATCTGACCAATAAACGTTTCAGTAGCAGTATCAATCTGCGGGTTACCACTAACAATAGCGGTAGACGACAGCTTCTTTGCATTAGTATAGGCTTCGTCGGAATACGCGCCAAGCGTCTCCTGAAGCACAAAGTTAGTAGCGCCAGCAGGCGAAACCGGAGTAGGCATTTAATTAATTCCCTTAGGCACGCTTACGGAGATTTCCTTCCGCAGCAAGTTTCAGAACATCAGCCTGAGACATACCAAAGAGTGACTTACCCTTTGTATCTGCAGGTGTTGTAGTTGTTGTAGTTGTTGATGTACCGCCACCAGACGAACGCTTAGCCTTAAGCAAGAATGAATTGTCATCGTGCTCTAAGAAAGACTTAACGAATGCTGCAATAGTAACACCGCTCCTATGAACCCATTCACCAGCATCATTCTTATGAAGTTCAGATGTAATGTCACGCTTTGCCATTTCAGCAGCTTTGGCATTTCTGAATTCGTATCCTGCAAGAACATTGCTAACGGCAATATCGCGCGTGTTCACTACATCACGCTCTTCAAGCTCACGAATCTTAGCTTCCATGTCGGCACGCTCACGTTCGAAAGCTTCTTGCAATTTACCTTCATCTTTAAGACGCTGAGTCTCACGATCACGATCAGCCTTTTCACGTTCAGCAAGCTTCTTTGCGGCATCATCACGAGCAGCATAGGCAGCATCAAGCTTACGCTTCATATCTGCTTTAGCTTCGTCAATCGCCTTTTGAACTTCTGTACGCTTGTCTTCAGCTTCAACGGGAGTACCATCTTCGTTCTTTGTCGGATCGTAGTCAGGATTATCAATCATCTGACCTTCATTTTCAGGATCAGGGATTTGCTTAGGATTAACTAACATTATTCTTAGTCCTTTGAGTACAACTCATGAAATACAAGAGCACGGCTCTTATACTAAACTATGTAGATATAGGTCATTTCAACACACAAGTTTTCCTGACCCATACCTGGGTTAATTTAACGGGGTCTGCATTACCCGACGCCATACCATCCATGATTCTGCTCAAAATCATACGGAGCGTCTTCTAAGATATCCTCAACAGTCAATATGTCTTCTTTGGTAAGAATACGATCACCAACTTTTGATTTACCGGCGACAGGTATCAGTCCTTTATCAATTGCTTCTTGCAAGTAAGCATCGTAACTTGCTTTTGGAAGACCTCTAGCAAGCATTTCATCTAGTGTCATTTTAACAACATTGTTAGTTAGCGTCTCGGCGTAAATACCACGAAGGGCTGTACGTCCAGGAAGCAAATCTGCAATGTTAGTAAAGAAAGCATCGTGAATAGTGCTCGTAGGAACATTATTACGTTTGCCCCATAAATGAAACTTCTTTACAATTACAGCGTCATTAGAGTGATTACCATTAACAGCAAATGCAGTACGTGCTTTAGTAGCATCTGCAATGTCGTTAATTTTACCTTCTTTGTTAAGAACCTCATCCCACCAGCTAGCAGTAGTCTTTTGAGGTACCATCAGAATATTAGTAGTCCAATTACCGTTTGCATCTTTGTAAACAAGACGCTCTTCAAACGTCTGCGTGAAATTCTGCTCAATTACTTTACCATCAAAGTTTACCCAAGGAACATTTGTCCATGATTTAGGTAGATCATTCATACTTGTATAAGCAACAGACACTTCACTAGCCTTAGAAACATCTTTAAGTGTAGTGATACCAAGCTTGCTAGCTACATCACCAGCTACACCAAAATCTAACTTCCAAAGCTTACGACCTACAGCACGGTCTTCAGGTATGTCAACACCAAGCAGCAAATCAGCAAGTCCGCTGTTAGGGTTCCATTTAGAAAATACCTTCTGCAATAGCTGTTCTGTAACAGGTGTATTTGCTGGTAAGCCAAGTACTTGTGATAACACTTTAGGCAGACGATAACCTTTACTGCGTTTACCACGAAGTGCAAGAGTTGCTACTGTCTTCCAACTGATATTAGCATTTGAAGGTTTAGCATTCGTAAGGTACTCTTGTGCCAACCTGCCAAAGAATTTTGTAAAGTCCTTAAGAATAGGAACCTGTTCAGCAAGATGATCACTCATGATATTAGCTATCTGTTTGAAGTCATCAGGTGTTACAATGCGTTCATACGACTGAGAAAGCTTTTCAACAATATCTTTTGTAGCAGGATCAAGAAACCAAAGTTGTTCCATTATCTGGTCGCCAGGGTCTTGTCCTTTGTTAAAGATATCTCTAACATCATCACGTAAAGAACGTAGCAGTTGTTCGCCCTCAGGGTCATATCGTGCTACACGTGCAATACGCGCATCAATTTCGTTGAGAACTTTTTGACGATCTGTAGCAGTAACAACAAGTGTCCCTGAGTCTTTACCAAGCACTTTACCAAGCTTACCTTCTACGTTAAGAATACCAGTACGTTCACCAGCACCATAGAAAGTAACCATGTTTTGGGCTTTAGCAGCTTTCTGCAAGTCTTTAAGACCAAGTCCTAACTTTTCATTAATCTTTTTAAAGCGAGGATCATTATATGTTGATGCTGCAATTTCATCGTATAGACGACGTTTTTGATTAGTCAACACAACATTAGAAAGGCCAGCTAATTGCTTATTACGCGTAGTAAGTGCAATAATCTGAGCGCCAGATGAACTAGCGTCTTGTTCCATTGCAAGCGCAGTTTCAAACGTATCTAATGTGCCACCAGCAGCAAGATGACGATCTATTTTAGCTGTCTCAATTGCAAAACGAAAGAACTTACCTAACTCTTCACCATCAACACGCTGTACTGTAGGGTCTTCGAGAATAGCGCGTATATCAGCAGGCTTTGCACTGATCATACGTTCACCAATTTCTCGAAGCTTAGGTCTCCAAGTAGCAGCAATCTTACGCCTACCCGTAAATGTAAGACTATCATATGGTCCTTCAAAGTGATCGCTAAGACCACCAAGAAAGGCACCAATCTGATCTGTCAAAGCGTCATTACCGTCATTACCGAGAATTTTAACTGCTTCTGTATTTAAGAAGGGCCTAAAACTCTCACCCGACTGCGGGCTTATAAGACCACGGTCATAAACGCGAGCACGATGGTCAATGAACGGATGATTGCTAAATGCAGCATCTTTCTCACGTAACCACTGCATAGATTTAAAGCGCTCGTAGGCGTCACCACGAGAACTAATGTAATGCTTGTACTCATTCAAATCATCATAAAAAGCTGCTTTACCGCGATCATCTTTGAAGTAAAGAAGCTTTTGGGTAAAGTCATAAAAGTCCGGATCAACCTTATACTTTGTTTTAGAAGCCCACGTTAGTGCATCAACGAGCTGCTTGTCAACAAACTTAACAGGGAAATCGCTATATGATGACGTAGAGGTAATTGGGATACGCGTATCATAAAGGCCGAGAACGCCCCTGTCGATGAAATACGTCTTGTAGCCTTCGCGGAATAGCAGACGATTTTTGTCATTTATAACTCCAACACGTAATCCAAGCTCAACTTGCCTTGTAAGCTTTGAATAGGCAGCAATACGAGGATCAATAACATTTACATAATATGATACAGTGTCATAGTACGGACCGAAATATGCACCAGACAGGCGTGAACGCATTCTACGCTTTTGAACACCAAATGTATCAATCTCAAACAGATGCCCAGCTTTCTTCTCAAGAATGTTAAGACCCGTTTGATACCATTGTTTGCGATTACCATTAAGATTTGCAAGATTATAAAGATCACGACCAAGTGATACAGCAAGCGAGTCTCTATCAGGAGAATCAGCCATACCAAGCTTATGTGCAAATCTAAGGTAAAACTGCTGCATTTGTGAGTCGTCAATCCGACCACGTAACCGTAAAGGGATTGTAGTGTCGAACACGCCTTTAAGTTCAGCAGCTATTTGAGGAGCTACTCTATCTTCCCATGCATTGCGTGCTACAATATTCTTAACAAAGTTTCTTTCAAGAGTGTCAAGCTGTGTACGACCAAGAACAGGATCAATGTAATCATCGTCTACCAGCTTTTTGAGAACATCTTGCCCTTTACGGATTTGAGTTTCAATAGCGTCAGAGACATTCATAACATCAAACTTAACTTGTGATTGCGCTACAGCTTTAAAGTTACCCCAAACTTCACGGTTATCTCGATAACGGCCGATTACAACACGAAGGTTATCAGCAATAACAGCACGCTCATTCATACTAAGCTTTAAAGAAACATCGTCAAGAACTTTATTAATGAAAGCTTTGTCATCGTCTTTAAGGCTTACACTCTCATTTACACGACGAACAGCACCTTCAAAGACTTCAGCGTTAGGTTGATACAAACGAACGTCATCATACCTACCTGTAAGCGGATTGAAACGCAACTGCTCTTCAGTAGGAGGAGATTGGAGTACTCTACGCTTTGTAGCTTTCTTCGTATGCAAGAGTGTACCACGATAGTTTGTCAATGATAACGTACCATCAAGCTCACCTGCTTGCAACAAATAATAGTCTACAAGAGTATTACGCATGTTATATAAATCTTCAGGCGTAGCAGCGCCAAGTTGCATAGCATCTAGTTTAGCTTTTGCATCGGCAAATTTACGTGTATCACCAGGGATTGTATAGCTATCAGCAGTCAGCTGACGAAGCTCTTTGATACCAATTGTGTTACCGTTCGGATTGCTAAACTTGTCAACAGTCAGTTTGTTTGTATTCAAAAGATCAACTGACTTGTAATCACCAAGATGACGCAACTGTACATCCGAAGGTTGACGCTTAAGCCAATCATTATAGCTTTCTCTTAACGGTGTCTGACCGTCATAGTATGCTTGTTGCTTCGGCGTGAGGTTTGCAAGGTTTCTTTTTCTTACTTCCGCAGCACTTTCCAAAGAACCAATATCAGACCAAGACTTAAACACAGGTATAGTCGTAGAACGACAGTTCCAGTGAGCAGGCGGTAGGTGCTCCACATCACCAACGGGGTAAATAACGCCGTCCCTATGAGAGCACAGAGGAGTAGTCCTTGAATCGAGAACGGCCACATACTGCCACCCATTAAGGGCTTTCTCATTAGCTTTGTAAACTTCATGATCCGCCTGTGCATGTACTGATGTGATACTTGTAGTAACCAGCGACTGTGCTTGGAAACGTGTGATTTTGTGAACGTTACCACGACGTACATCAAGAGCAATATCAGTTGCTGTTTTACCTTCTGAGATACCTTTACGAATTACAGCTTCAATACGTTGCTTTTCAAGAACAGACATACCGGCCCAACTTTGTGACAATGTCTTATCATTATACAAAGGACGTTCAAGCACAACTTCTTCAGCAACACGACGAGTAGGTCTTTGTGTGCGCCAAATCTTACCCATTACAGATTCCATGTTTTGATAAGCAAATGATGCTTGATCAGCAAACAAATCTAGTAATGAACGACGGTGAGTAGATTGTAATTCGGTATATGTATCTACGAGTTCTTTATCAATTGCTTCTCGTAGTGTTTCAAGACCTTTGGCAGATGTATGAGCATCTTGAATGAGCTTGTCAAGTCTAACTGTATGGCCGTCAATAACTAACGAAACCTTACCTTGTACTCGACGCTCATAAAGACGAATCATCGCCGCTCTATCAACAGCCTTGTCGTAAAGTTGTGTGTTAGCATTAACGGCCACAGTTTTATCCTTTTAGCTTATCACGAATAACTAAGTAAAGCCAGATAATGTTACCTATTAAGAGAACAATACCGGCACTTAGTGCGAACCAATAGTGTAAATCAGCAAAGAAGAAAATATTCCAAACGCCCCAAGCTATGTAAAAGCCTGTCATGGGCCAAGAAATACCCTTTACTTCGCGATCTTTGATGTATTGAAATACATTCATCCAAGCGATAATTGCTCCGACACCCTCAAAGAACATTACAATTAAGTCATTGTTTAACACAATACTTTCCATTTATAATGTTGATAGTTAAGCTCTGATTGTTATCAAAGAGAATAACATGAGAGTTAGTCCAATTGGTACCTGGTGATGTTACATAGAACTGCGTCCTAGGTGTACTCGTTCCTGCACGTTTTACAGTACCCCAAGTGGTAGCAGAGTGGTTATGACCTAATACACAAGGCATACCAACTTTTCTAAATTCTTTATTTGATCGAGTAGGAACACCCTTAGGCCCAAGATCACCATGCATATTAAGCAAGTGTCCGGCAACAATATGGTTCTCAGTGCGATCAAGTGCTTTAAAGCGATCGATGTTTTGAGAATTTAAGTATAGAGCTACAGGATCGCTAGTAGCAGCATAAACTTTAACAGGATTACGCTCTTTAATGTCAGCAACAACCATGCTAAAGAGCGTGGAGCCAATTTCTAAATTAGCATCATCTTTAGTCCATCGCATCGTATCAATATATTCATTGACATATTCAATGTGATTAGATGCCACAACAAAGATTTCAGCGTCAGTACGTTCTTTCATCCAATTGATTTCAGCAACAGCCGACTTCAATTCTGTATCAAGGCTGTCATAACCAAGTGGTGCTTTCCAAGCGCGTCTAGTAGCTTGTTTAATTTCCCATTTAGACACGCTGTCACAATCTACAAAATCATGTAAATATACACGTTCTGGGTTAATGGTGGGAATAAGTTGATTAAAGGTAACATCACGAACAACAGGATCAGTTTTACCTGTATGCCAGTCACCCAGAACAATAGCTTTAATAGCGTTAGTGTGTGGTTTAATTACAGTCTCACCACTATAATAGAATGAGCCACCGCTACGATGATCTAGATCATAACAGCCATTATTTTTGTCAGCAAACAAATGATAATATTGTGTAAAACCATCACCATCGCAGTTCAGTACTACAGCACCATACACATGATTGTGCATAGCAACAGCACCAGTGCGATCTTGTTGTCCAAGCTTGTCAAGTGTATATGTGGGATGTGTAACAGCACATGATGTCATAATAGCTTTAGGATAGCAATCAACAATCATTTGATGTTGTAATTCTGCAGCGGGTGCCGCAAAGATTTGATGTGTATTACCACCAAGTTCACACAAAGAGTCTGTAAGAAAGCGTTCTAACGTTGGACGCAAGCGTTCGGTGTTGAGATTAAAGCTGCCATTACACACAAGCATGTCGTAAAAGAGAATTTTACCCTTAAGACGATTTGGAAAAAGTTGTGTATATTTACCATCAATAAACTTAACAGGACCGTATTTGATTGGTAATACTACTAACACAGCATTTTGATGTTTGCAATATGTTTCAAGTGTAGTAAGCCAATCATTGTTCAACGAGCCACCAAATTGAGCAGCAGTAACAACAATTTTCTTAGCGTTACGAACAAGCTTATCACTAACCTTAAAAGCATCTAATTGACGTAAAGCACGTTGTGGTACGGGAATACCAACACCATCTGCTCTACGCCAGATCAGCTCAGGCAGCTTGTTCTTATCCTTTATTTTATTATATTCTTTTACAAGCTTGAGGATGTCTTCTTCAGGACAATCCAAAGCACGAGCAATATCATGATAGCTTGTAAACGATACAGCATCATTCCAAACCTTAACGAAAGCTTTTGCTTGATCAAGCTTCTTCATAAGTCTTCTCAAAAATGTCAGGCTTACACGGATAGAATTCACCATTAACACCACGAATGATGTAATCATAGAGCTTTGCTGTCATTACACCTTTAAGTGTGATAATCTGCAAACCACCACCAGGTGTATACTTAATATTATTTCCAGCAAAATCGCCTAACGCGTGTAGATTCATTCCTGTCCATTGAACAGCTTGAATCTCAACTGGTAGTTTCCGGTACCTCATTCTTTTTCTTTCTGACGCGTGTCACTTTAAGACTAAGTGCGTCCATTGTAAACTCAACTAAATAATCAAGCAAATACGCATGTGCTTCTCTACCGGGCTCATACTCACCAACGTCTTCATGTATCATTTGTGTAACATGAAGGCATTCATGTGCAATCACAGAAGCAGCGTTATCAACCATATCAGGAGGAAAACGCATTACAATACACTGACCTTTAGGGCTATCAAAGTTCCATGTAGATGCGTAGCCCTGAGCCATGTCTGTTTGACGAGCATCTTTAAAGCCAACGGCTTCAAGGCCTGCATACATGGCCTCAGGGTTATCACATACACCAACCATTGTATTATAGGGGACCGCTTGGATCCACCTAATTTTATCTAGCATTATTGCTTACCTTTAAGCTTTGTATTCATTTGGTTAGCAAAATCAGACTGTTTCTGATTAAATTGGTCTTTTGGTGTAATAATAGACTCATCTTTGCTAATTTCTATCTGTCCTTCATCATCATCATAATCGGGAGGTAACAGATCATTTTGCTTAAGAATAAGAAGCCAGATAGTACGCGGAATAAGACCCTGTTGGTACCATTCAGTAGCTAAGCGAAGCCAATCTGCACCATGTGGCATAGGATTGAAATCACTAGATAGCTCAAAATCAATATCAGCGGCCTTAAGCTCAATATCATAATACCAGTTAAGCATGAAGCAAATAACTTGCCGCATAGTATTACTGACTTTAAGATTTAGAGAACCAAGTTGAGCAGTTTGAGCAGCATTACGTATTTCAAGGGCTACACCTGATTGATCACCATGCTCAGGAGCAAGCATACGTACACCAAGCTTTGCAATTTCTTCATAACCTGAAGCAATAGCCTTTTCCATGTCTTGAAGAGCGTCTGTAGGCGTCTTAAGAACATCAGCTTTGTCTTCAGGGTTAGGAAGCAAAATCCAAGAGCCTAGACCACCACTGACAATCTGGTCAAACTTTGCATCGTCCATAGATGAACAAATAACAGGTGTATAAGTAGCGGCACCATACATAAGGTGATTACGACGAGAGATCTTATTGTAAAGCGCAATCTCTTTATCAATAATAGGAGTAAGTAGAGGAATCGTACCATCTACACTACCATTCAAAGGCCACGCAGGAATAACCATAACAGGCTTATCATTAATGATAACAGGAATTGTGTCAATCAACTTAAACACAGGACGCTTAGCGTTGTTGACAATTGTATGTCCACCCTGCACACCAACAGCTTCACGAGAGTCTTCAAGCTCAAATACACGAACTTGATATTTACCGTCAGGTGTTAGCTCATGTACCCACACTGTTTCAACGTACTTAGGGTGAAACTCGTAGATATCATCATCGTATCGCTGTTGATACCCTTTTACAATGACGCGATCAAGAACAGTACGCCCATTAGGATCAGTGCGTGTGCGAGTGTTGATAATGTTCTCAGCTCGATGAAGAACCGGATATGGTTTAATAGCTTTACGATCTTCAATTGACATTTCCTCATCAATGCGAGGATAATCTACAAAGATCCATGCTCGACTTGTTTGTACTTCTTCCCATAGTGCTGCGTCAAGAAAAGCAGACATTGCACTATCGTCCTTGCCGAACTCATGCATAAGCCACTTTGCAGCATCTTTTTCAACATCATCAGGAAGCTTTAGTGTTGGCTGCTTACGAAGAAGGCCACCTACTAGCGTCTTGCTAAATTGTGCAGTAATACCAGGAAGTTCAGCTTCAGCCTTGTAAAAGTTATATTGTAACTGCGACATAGAAGGTGAGAAGGGAATGAGCAAGTTTGTAAAGTTAACAGTATCAATTATACTATCGAAGTCCTTCACAAACTGCTCACCATTACACACTGCGCGACTCTTAAGCCATACGTATACGAGTGAACGATACGCATCAGATGGATCAGCTACAGTCTTTGTTTGATCAGCAGCCGAAGTCTGAACGACAGATGACTTAACAGAAAATCCAGCTGACTTTAACGAATTGAAAGTAGCCTCATCCATGGTTTAGGCCTTCATTGCAGCATTGAACTCTTCGAGAGTTCCAATAAAGTTTTCACCAGACGTATGGTTGACAGCCACCAATGTGACACCATCTTCATTGTCCATAGTGAGATTCCAGTTGCAAGGAACACGATCCTCGAACTTGGTAACGGGAGCGACAGTAATGTCCATTTCTACGGCCATGGTTTTCTTAGTCCTTTAATGATTACTGAATCAGCTCTTGAACCTTTGTATAGAGCTGTTCTTGTGAGACTGCCCTTATAAGCAGTTACGGTTGTGCCAGAGAATGTCCAGCCGGTATTATTGCCACCATCAGTAGAATTAGCAGCAAACCATGTACTTGCAGGTGTTGCGTTAATATTGCTGATTGTGTCATAATTTACAGTTACAGTTCCAGTCCCTGAGTAATTTAATGTAGCATCGGTAGCATTGATAGAACGTGTTAAACTTGCGTTATTTAAACTAAAGTTTTTAACGTTCATCGCAGTAGAGCTAAAACCATATTGAGACTTAAAGCCAAAACTAACAGTAACGCTAGAAAGTCCTGTAGTGATATTACCTAATGTTAAACCTTCATAAAGAATTTCAGTAGGTGCGTTGCTGGCAATTTCTAAAGTGACACCACTCCAGTCGCCTTGCTCAGGACCACCTATCCATAGAGTATTGCTGGCAGAGCCTGATAGTTTTAATGTGCCAGTACCAGAAGCAGCAAGTTGTCCCATTAGTCGCCTCCACTACTAGAATAGTAGTTTGGATCACCGCCATTTTGAAAATTGCCGCTTGTAATTTCTAACGTACCGCTATTAAAAAAGATGTTAGTAACAAATGTGTAAGTATAAGAAATTGTGTTACACTTAAGATAAAACCCATTTAAATTAAGATGAGACACAAATGACAGTATACCGCTAGTAGTAAGATCACTAGATAGAAGAATAGTAGTACCTACAGCGTAACCTACTGTAATATTACCAAAAACCTTGCCAGAGGGAATGGTAAGAGTAGCACCAGTTAAAATTAATGTTAAACCACCAACATTACAATTGTTACCAAATATTGCAAAGCCTGTGCTCACAACTTGAAGCGTACCTGCGATAACACCATTATAATTTGTAGAATCAAATCCCGCAACAAACTGGAAGCTATTGCTTATACTTACAGTATCCGAGCCACTATCTAAATAAAAATATAATGGATTACTTCCAGGAATAATCGTACGAGTGCCAGTTGTTGGGTTACCAGATAAGTAGATTCCTCCACTATATTGATTACCATTTCCTGAGTAAACTGTAGTATTCGTACCTGTCAGAATGTGTTTGCTATATGCAGCACTACAGTCAAGAATACCTGAATTACTTAAAGTGGCAGAGGTAAATGTATAACCCGCATAAACAATAGTAGCACCAGCATTAACAGTAACAGTACCACTTATACTACGGTTAGCTGGTAATGTAGTTGTTGATCCAGTGTTTGCAACTAAATTTGTAATAGTTATCTGTGAACTTGCGGGTAAAGTAAAACTTACATACCCACCAATATTCATAGTAGTTGTAGTTATTTTGTAGCTATTATATACAAAAGTTACAACAGAAGATGCTGCCAGTGTCAACGATGTTAACGTAATATTACTAGATAATGTAAAAGTAATAGTACCATTTAATGTAAGATCACTATACGTTAATGTATAAGAGCCATATGAAATGGTAGCACCAGCAAACAGGCTTAGCGAGTAAAATGACATATCATTTGGTAATGTAAATGCTACATTTGCTGCTAATGTTAAAGAGTTAGAAGGATTTAGTACAGTATAACCACCTGTATAGAAGGTAAGGCTCACTGTATTGTTAATCTTCAAATCAGTACAAACAAGAATATTTGCAAAATAGGTACTATTATTTATAACAGCTGTATAAACGACTACAGGATTAACACTATAGTTTATGTTACCGCCGCTAAATGTTAGAGTATTAAATGTTGTAGTTCTAGAATTAGTGTTAAGGAATAATGTACCGCCCGTAAGTACACATTGATCAATAGTAACTGCTGACGGCGGTGAGAACGTAATTGAACTTGTAAAAGTAACAACGCCAGTCCCTACAACAAACCCGGCAAAAGCACTACCAAATGTGATATTACTGAGTGTAAAGCTACCATTTAAATAGCCACTAAATACGCTCAAATCTAACGAACCAATAAAAGGCCCATAAATAATGGCACTACCGTTTCCACTAGCTTTAACATTAATGGCAATACTAGAAGTATACGTTCTAGCTGCAGAACCGGCACCATTACAGTTAAACACAAAACCAGAGGGGATTGTACCACCAGTTACACTAATAACAGTGCCACTAGCACCAGTTAACGTAATACCACCGCTAGTCGCAGATATAGTGCCACCGGTCATATTAAGCGATGGTGATGTTATTGTAATTGAGCTTATATTAAACGTACCAGCACTAATAGTCAACGAGGCAAGTGTACGTGCAGTATCTGCAATAGTAGTTATACCCGATTTGCTTAAATTAAGCCCCAGCGAATACAAAATAAAAGGCAGCGTATTATTTGCCTGCGGTGACCATACAAGTGCACTTGTTGTTGTAGAACTAATAAAAGAAGGTAAGGCTGCAGTAGCAAGAGTACCAGTCATTTTACCAGAACCAGACACAACACCGTCTATACTTACACCAATGAAATTAGCAAGATTGACAGTATCAGCAAGCGTGTTAATATACAGTACAACATCACCAGTCGTAACATTCACTGTTCGAGTACCTGTGGTACCAGTCGATGAAAACGTAACACTCAAGTTACCGCTAGGGCGTGTACCGCCTGTAACAGTCAATGTAGCTGTACCACTACCACCTGAACACGTAACAGTATTAGAGCCCATTGTAAGGACACCACCTGTTTGTGAAAAAGTGTTACAAGTTAAATTACCATTAAATGTAATATTACCCGACACAATACTAATAGGAGCAGTTGTTGTGATACCACCAGAAAATGTAACAGTATTACCTCCACCAGCGTCTACAGTAACACTACATGTTAATGACGCCGTAGGTACAGTAATAGAACAAGCGGTAGATACGAGTATAGCTGATGACGTTGCAGTACCAGCAATTTTACTGCTAACCGTCGTTACAATACTTAAACCACCCGCTTGTAGCGTAAGTATATCTGCTGAGCCTAGTGTAAGTGTTACAGGTCGTTTAGTACCCGTATTGTCTGTTGTATCAACGATACTCAAACCATAGATAGTACGAGACACTGTAGTGTTCATTGCAACAGATTGTGCTAACGAAGCGTTTGTAGTTACATAACACATATCACCTGTAGTAGGTGCAGAAGCAGCAGTAGCTTCAACAGCTAAAATAGGTTGCGATGTAAAGGCAGCTGTACTTGCAGTTAATGTATACGTACCTGTACCATCCGAATTTGCAGCTGTATTGGATGAGATAATACCACAAGCAACCATTGCTGTAGCAGTGTTATACCGATACAGACGATAGCCATTAGGTAGTTTACCGTTACCATCACCAGCGGTTACAGTTAATGATGTACCTGTAGTATTGATTTGAGCAGTCACGCGGCGAGGACCATTAGCAAACCAGTTTGTAGTACTTGAAATAGAAGCAGATGTATTAGCAAGCATGAACAGATATCTATCAGCCATCTTACTATCCCATCAGTGTATAAAGAATGGACCCTGTAGCAGGTGCTGTACCAAAGTTGTTAACAATGATAGCATTAGCTGACGAAGGATACCAATCACAATAGATAGGGTAACCCGTTGTAGAGTCTCTAAAAGCCATAAGTAAGCTAGTAGTATTTAAATTATGAGTAATTGTAAATGTTACAGCACTACCATTACCTATGCTACCAGATAAGATCGATACAGCCCTAGATGGAATCCATTTAGTGCCATCCCATTGAATACGATCACCAGTAGCAGGTGTGCCTGTAACCTCAATTTTGTCAGTATTTAAATTACTAAAATTACTATCGACTTCAGTATTCGTCAACGGAGAGCCTTTAGTAGCTCTACTGACAATTGTAGACATTACTGTGCTGTAACTTTCCAAGTAACAGTCAGCGAGTCACTAGCGCCCTTATTTTGCACAGAGAACACAGTACGATTAAGCATAGTGCCTGCGCTAGAGGCATTAAAGATACCAGCTTCAGTAATAGCACCAGTAGCCGTACCTGCAGGAAATGTAGCTACATACTGAACACTATCATTTGCTACGTTTGTAGTAACAATTGTTGTGCTTGTAAGAGCAACACGAGCAAGTTCTGTAACAAGTGCAGATTGAGTTGCACCTGCAGCAGTGGCACTTGTACCAACAGCCATATGTGACATTGCAGTAGCTGTGGCATCTTTCATACGACTGGCAATATACGCAAAGCCACCATTAACAATCAAATTGTTGTAATTGTATTCATCCACGCTGCCATCTTCACGTTCGAAGCGCAACGTAAGCTCACCCTTAAGTTCAAGGTTGTCAAGCATTATTAGGGTATCCTTAATATTGTGCCTACGTAATCGCTCTCAAAGTAAGAAGCAGACGTATAGGATTGATTTATCAAAACAAGCGTTTCACTTGCTGTTGTTGTTTCGTTTATAGCTTTACCAAATGTAAGCGTAACACCATCACTCATACTAGTAGATTCTTGCGTACTAGTAGAAAGCGCCGTACCTGCACTCACAAGGTTATTGCTAACGATTTCGCTAATGTTTGTATAATCAATGAGAACCATTGACTTGTCAAACACAATGGTATCTGATATGGTAGATGCATCTGTTTTTGTAGAAGCAGTGTTTATTGACACAACTTCTGTAGATGTAACATAATCAGTAATGCTTTTAGCAGTATCAAATGTCAAATAATCATTTGTACCTACAGTGTCATTAATGATTTTTGAAACATCAAACACAACAAGCTCATTGTTTGAAAACACATCAGTATAAACTTTGCTTGCACTAAATGTAATAATTTCAACAGGGTCAACAATATCTACAGTACCGCTAGGATTAGACAGTTCAGGAAACCGCTGACTGGCATTATCAATGTCAATATTAAAAGTGTTAGTGTTAGTGTTTGTATCGACTTGATAACCTTTTATAGTAACACTAACAGCTTTTGATTGAGCATCAGCAACGACAGGCTTTGTTTTAAAATCAGGTAAAACATTAACCTTGTCAGCCTTAGTAGCGACTACGGGTGTGGTTACAGCAACAGCTAAAGTAGGCGAGGCTACAGTTGAAGCTAATTGCTTGTTGCCTATTGTTACCTGATTAGCCATGTTTACACCACGTCAGTAGGACTGAATTGAATTTCAATCATACCCCTAAGCGGCTTCCATGTTTTGACAATAATAGAGTTAGTAGGTTCAGTGACACGAAGTTCAAAGAAGCCATACACATGCGACATTACTGTAGGAGCAACACCCCAAGTATTACCTAGTGTAGACGGGAATTGCACATACACATAGTTAAGCTGTGTCTCTTGCCAGTATGGATCAACATCAGGCGTAGTAGCACTGACACGATTAACACCAGTAAGGAGCTTGTAATACTTGCTATTGTACAAAACAACATTCTCAATGCTGTAAGATGTAGCAGCCGCCCAATTACCACGTAGCGTAGGCACACGAACAGTAAGTGTAGTCTGTACACCACTAGGCTTTACTGTAGAAGGCTTATCGGACTGTGCAGCAACATTATCTGCCTCAATCACAACAGCTTCATAGGTGTACCCAGCAGTGGCATCAGTAAGAAAGTTCAAAAGAATAGGGTACTCTAGTTGCTCGCCTTTGACGAACGACCATAAAACAGAACCACTATCAGAGATAAGGTCTGTCTTGATGTCATTAAGTTTACTGCGTGCCATGTGTTTGTTCCATCACAGTTAAAAGGCATGGACCATCAAGATTGACAATCGTGCCATTTTCTAGATGGACAGGATAAGTCCAAGATCGATCGTCGGTAAGTAGATGAACACCAGATTTGATATCATCAACACAAAGACGACCATACGCTGTATCACGATATTCGGGAAACAAAGAAAGTTGCATAATTACACCTTATCTTGCTTCTTATCCAACTTAGCGTAAATTGAATCAAGCTTAGTCAGCAAAGGTACCAATGCCTCCTTTAGCTCATTTTTGGTTACGTATTGCTGTGCTAGAAGCAGTTCTAAATTGCCAATACGATCTAAGCGTTCAAGTATCTCATGACGAGTCCTGTCGCTTTCTATGTTGGTACGGTACTCAGACACAAGCTTAAGCTCTAGGCTGTTAATCCTATTATGGTCTCTTTGCTGCTGTCCCCAGACGGTATTAACCCACCAAGTAACACCAGCAAGAATAATAGCTAACATCCCAGAGAAAATGGTTTGATTGTCCATCAAAAATTAAATCCTCTAGAAGAAGCTCGCTTAGCCGACCTAATAGGAAATCGGTATTCTGTAGCGTAACGAACACCATCAGAGAAGTGCTCAACACCCTCCTTCTTATCGATGGTAGCAGTATTAGAATTATTGTCCACCCACTTTGTACGCTCCATAGAAGATATGAGATTTGTACATTTAGGATCAAAGAACATAGACATTTCACCAGCAGCTGTCATTAGCTGAGCATTGACTGCATTAACAGAGTCAATCATACCTGGTGCTTTATTATGTGCTAAGCAGACAATACCTTGTGATTCTAAGATAGTAAAATCGGATCGACCAACAGGTGCAGAAGACTGACGTCTACGACCAGTAGGATCGGGATAAGCAAATATTTTATTAGTAGGGTACCTACCCCGAAGAGCAATAGCAAGCTGTTCTGTATCAGGATGACCCATGAGCTCATCAAGGTAATGTGTTTGTTTACCTCGTATAGCAAATACTGAAGAAGCTTGGATACCCACGTTAAAGTCGATACCAACATGTACATCTTCTTTCTCGCTGAATGGCTCAAGTGTACGCACATGTTTTTTACGATCAAAACAATAAAACACACTATTACCAGAGTCTTTGAACTGAGCAAGATACTCAGAGGCAAATGAACGAGGATCAATAGTGTGTCGTAACGATTCAATTTCTACAGGATCTAGGAAAGGCGACCCTGTATAGTCGTAATGGTAAGATCCCCAAGCAGGATCCTTCTCGCTGTAGTGATGGATTTCATGGAAGAAATCGTAGCCATTAGGTGTTGACGCGATAAGAGCGCGACCTGGAGAGCGAGCACCATATCGTAAAGCATTTTGTGGGCTCCAACGTGTTGATATGCATGGACGGATAACAGACTCCCAAGCTTTCTTAGGAGCAATACCACGTGTACATGATGTGATTTCGTCCCAGCCTACAAAGTAATAACCTTTACCACGCATACGCTCAACAGCCTCATAAGACAACAAACGAAGCTCTACATTATTTGGTAGAACAAAACGTCCTTGGTCTTGTGAACTCTTAATTGCATACTGCTCAAGGCCCATATCGTAGGCAAGGACAGGATAGTAGATATCAGTCACCTGATCATACGTAGGAGCAATAATAGCAACACGTTTGTTAGGGACATCGGCTGGTAATGCCATAAGTTCGAAAGCAGCAGTTGTTGCAGCTGTAGCAAGGAAGTAGGATTTACCCCAACCACGAGCACAGCAAACAGATATAAACCGATGCTTCATGTCAATAAACATGTCTTCAAAGGCTTCTGTTTGACCTTCGTGTAAATATACGCTCATTACCGAAACATTCGTTCATACTCTTCAAAAGGCATACTCATTGTAACAGTAAGGCCTTCTTTACGATGCTTCATACGACGAGGGCTGTCATGAACGCCAGAACAATAACCATTACACATGTCATTACCTGGACGACAGTCTTTGCCACATACAGCAACACCATTCACAACTTGATGTGGACCTCTAACAGTAATCTCAACATCATCACCTTTACGGTTAATGCTGACGTATTCAGGATAGAAACTATTAGGTGCTGTATACGCAGCTATGTTCTTTAAACCACACATATCACATGCCTTTGCAGAGCAATTACGACAATGATCAACCATCATCATCTTCCTTATCGCCAGTGTGATAAACAACACCTTTTTGAGTTGTATGGACAACAAAAGCAGGAAGTACTTTCTCTTCAACAACATTATGTTCAGGCACACGGCCATAGCCATAACGAAGGAGATTGTTAGCAATCCGCTCTTTCTTGTCTAATAGATTGTTAAGTAGATCAGATCGCCATGTTAATGGTTTCTGTGTAGAAGCACTATACACAACGATCTTCCCATCGCGAATGTCGTATTCACGCTGAATGAGCTGTTCTATCTCACGATACGTCTTAACAAGTTCGCCAATGGGATCATAATTTAACACACGAAGACGATCTTTAGACCTTTCGCTACCACCATGATAGCGCATAGCCTTTGTACCGTTACCGTATGCTCCTGGTTGTTCAATAACAATGTCTGCAGCTGACATGGGACTCGTTTCTCAGTTCGACGATGGAGGAAAAATCAACTAACAACTAAACTCGACAGAGTTCATTAAGTTAACGGTGTCGACCAACAATTATGCACATATTTCTTTGTACCTTGCAGTGTACAGTTTGAGAATAACATGAATTTATCCACGTTTGTACCACTTATGGCCTTAGACTTTGTACCTTTTAATAGTTATATTATATATTTATATTAAGGAGGATACATCATCTACAACTTAACATTGAGGGTGAACCCCCCAGCGGGCAGCTAATCATTAATTTAACGGGGTCTACCAACATTTGTGCACACATTTTCAATACAAAAAATTCGCGTTATCGGCCAGAGCGAAAAAAAAAAAAGATTGTGTCCCCAACACACCACTCAACCAACCCGCAATGGGGTCAATCAAATGGTGTGTTGGGGTTTTGTTATTGTGTTTGCGCCGCTAACTTAGCAGCTTGTATTGTCATGTGTTCTGTTACAACACCTTTTGGTGATGCCAACCTAACAGGTGTTTTTGAATTAAGTTGAAATATCTCCCAACCATTTTTTATTTGTAGTTCGTTGTATGGTCCTTCGTTTATGTCACAACGCCAACCATCAGATGACATCATCCAACTCATGGTAAAGCTAAACGAGCAACAAGTGCAGCCTTGTATGACGACATAGCAGCTTGCTGAAGATACAGTAGCCGACGATGCTCATTTGAAAGCTCAGAGGTATTAAGAAAGTTTTTAAGCTTTACAAGCTTGTCAGACAAATCTTCAAGCTCTTTATTCATCCCCAGCCCCCAAGCCATAGTTCAAGCACAACAGAGACGTATGTAAGTGCACCAAGAATGATACCTGCTTGCCACTTACCTTCTGTAAATGCAATAAGGGTTGCAAAGAAAGCGATAAAGATAAAGAATGCAACTATAACCATTGCAAGAATAAGTGCTGCAAGAAGAAACATAATTACACCTGTTCGTGATAAACGATGATACCCTTGATAGCATAAATAAGCATCATGGTGTCACCAATCAATAGCATAAAGCCAAAGATACCAGTAAACCATTCATCCTTACCAAGTGCATCAAATATTGCATAAATAAAACCCCAACCAAGCAGTACTGCAAGAACAACACCAATAATCGAAAGTGCGAGAAGAAATACAATCATTTTTTAATCCTTTTAAATACACAAAACCATGTGTGCTCTCTAAGTGTAAAATTTACAAGTTCCCAGCCGTCGTCACCAAGTTTATTTAACTCGGTCGTGTATGGTCGGCCTTCAAAACTTACGATCTTATATTCAAACTGCATTATGAATTGCAATTTCAATACCATTTAGTTGTTGACTAATTTCAAGATTGTAGTAAAAGTTGCCATTATGTGAAAACACAACAGGCGCTTTTGGAGAGTGCTTTTGAAGTTCTTCAATAAGTGTTTCTACTGTATAACGCTTGTCTATAACAATCGAAAACTTTCCACCGTCATCGATAATCTTTACAATACCACACGTGTTAGCTCGAAGTTCATTCAACAGCTCTTCAACAGCAGCTGATTCATCTACTACACTAACAGGCTTTTTATCATTAGCCCCACGTGGTGTGTACGACTTAGTTTCAATTTTAGAAAAATCAAGATCAAAGATCATAATTTCATTAGTGGAATCGCATTCAATAGGTGTTTTTCCAAACTTAAAATCAAGACCTATTGTTCCTGGAATAGCTGGACGACACACATAACCACCTTTACTAGTCTTGTAAAAGGAAACAGCTCTCTCTACACTATAAGACTGGCGCTTCTTATAAAGATAGAGCTTTCCATCAATTACAGTGCAAAATACGGTGTTGTTTTCATTACCGAAATTTTCATCGGCATAAATTGAAATACCAGCTGTAGTATTAGAAATAAAGAAATTCATCAGAAAAGATCCTTCAAAGAAATATGAAAACGATACTCTTCAGGAATAATATGCCACACTTTCATAAAGAGTGCACGATTGCCACGTGTGAGTACTTGCATCAAGTCGACCTTCTCACGAAGATACATTGAAGCAAATTTAGCATCGGCTTCTGCAATATCACGTGTGTTAGAATACAAATCAGCAAGCTTAATTGTATGCACTTCAGAAGGTGCACTAGCAAGCCTAACTTTGGAAGCAAACTTACGTTCTGAACGATTACCTTCTTCCATGTCAGACAGATAGCGAACATAAGATGCTACATCAGTACCGAACATGCTGCTGATTTCATCATACGTGACACCACAATCTTCAATGACATCGTGAAGAACGGCAGCACACTGCATATCTTCATCACCACCATATTCACGCACAAGCATCATAACTTCGATGGGATGAACAATATAAGGTTCACCTGTATATTTACGCTGCTGATTTTTATGAGCCTGAGCAGCAAATACAACTGCATTATTAACGCGTTCCATAGGTGTCTCCTTTTGTAGAATGTCTTTTACAATAAATAGAGCATCGCTTCCAATATCGCCAATGACATAGCGTAGAATATCACTATGCGAATGTTCATCTGTGAAGAATATAACGAGTTCATCTGTTTTATTCGTGAAAACGCTCCCTGGTGGTATAACACCAGGGCATAGTTTAATTTCGCTCATTGTAGCCTCCACACCTCAACAGGAAGGTCGCTCCAAACATCAAAGTAACAGGATACCTCAACAGCTTTTTGAGCAGAGGCACCCATTTCCATTGCGCCAAGAGCAAAGTCACAACCTGAACCGATAGCAAAGAAATCAGCCTTTAGCGGGCCTGATAGCATTTTATGATCGGTTGCAAAGAAAACATCACCATTTAGATGTACAGCAAGTAATGAAAAAGCATCAGGTAGAATGAGACTACTGTCCTGTGTTTCGTACCAATTAGCTACATATTCACCACCACCTGGTGTTGTAGAACTAACACCAATCAACGTACCGTTTTGTAAACGTTTGATCTTCGATTTACGGCCAATCGGATATTTTGAACCTGAATAAGCTCTTGTATCACCAGCCATAAGACCATTTCTATAAGCAATAGTAGTCATATCAACCTATCAGTTCAAAAATGTGACCTTTAGCGTTAGTTTCCCAACCTTCAATGTCAGCAATCTTTTCTACAGTACGCCGAAATGCACGTATTTCGTATTGTTTAAGCGCTTCACGTAAATGCTGAATTATTGTAATATTTTCTGCACAAGGAGCTTGTACATTTAGAAATAGTTGGCGATCAATCAATGCTCTAATAACTTCTTGTGATGAAGGCCCAGGAGAGTCACCATATTCTGGGTTGATTGTACCATCACAATAAAACATTAGCTGATATTTTGTTGATGCTTTTAAATCATCAAGCTCATAATGATGACCTGGTACTATAACTTTCATTTGGGTTTCTCCGGTAGGTCTTGGATGATTTGTTTCATCTTATCTAAGCAGTGTAGTAACTTTGTTTTAATCTCTGTATTCATTCCACGGTGAATAAGAGCATTGTGAAATCGCCAAAGAACTTCGCTTAAATAACCATTAAAAGTTGATACAGCTTCTTCCATAGGATATTCCTTTTGAGGGTGATCCTATTAAAGATCACCCTCTGAAGTTAATTAGTCGAGTGCAGCAAGCTTACGCTCAAGTTCTTCAAGAGAAGCTTCCGTAAGCTGTGCATCCTTCTTTGCACCAATAGCATCAAGAAGCTTACGACGCTCTTCAGTACGCTCACGGCGACGAGCAGCTGCAGTCTTCTCTTCAAGCTTCACAGCAATGATATACTTAACGATTTCAAGCTTAGTCTCAAGCTCAACCTTTTCATCACTGTTAGAGCTAGGCTTTACGAACGACTCTTCACTAATTTCCTTGAGATTAGCATTGATGCCACGTGCAACGGTATCAAGATTAAACCCATCAGCACTTTCAAGCTTAAGATCCCAAAGTTGTTCAGTAGTGATAATACCACGAATAGTAGTATAACGGTACTTGTTACGAAGTGCGGTTTCAAACATGTTCATTTTATTCTCCATTATGAAAGTTCATATGCATTATCAAAATCACCCCTAGGGTCTACAGTAGCATAAGCATCTGCGTATCCCTCAGAATAATTACAGTCTTCATTTAAACAAACATCTGCTCTCATTGATTGAGCAAGTGTGTTTTGATTACATTGTGGGCATCTTGTCATCAGCTTTTACAATCACAAACAACACATTGAAGATTAATTTCAATGACATTGACAGCAGAGTCACGATCAAACATCATATTCTTTACATCTTCAAGTGTACAATCACTGAAATTTTCTTCAAGAGCTACATTGATTGCTTCAACTTCGTTTTGTGCTTTGACCTCTTTAAGCTTTAATTCATTATCAAAGAAGTCAATATATGCTACGATGTACCTCATCCGAATACTACCTCAAATGGACGCTTGTCAACAACAATTATCGCCGAGTCCTTTTTAGTGGAAGAGAATCCAAGGCCACTAAGCTGGCTCTCTGAAGGAGGACACTTGGTTTTGTCAGCAAGTACTTCAAACACCTTGCGATGAGCATCAAGATCGCCACGAAGAAATTCATTATAAATTCCCCGCGCGGCATCGTCTGTCTTGCATCCTTCCAGAAGGAAAAACCAATGCTTATTCCCAACAGCATTATCATCCCAATAATTAGGGCTAAGCATGATCGAATTAATATTGACCAGATTTCCACTAGTAAGTCCCCACTTAGTTTGAGCAATACCCTCGTTTGTGACATCAGGTGCATTCTTAAGGCTTGTAATTGCATTGTTCTTTACATCGAACGTTGCAATTTCTTGATAACCACGTACAGGTTTGTTATACACAAACTGCTGCTTAGTGCCAATACCCTCAATATCAACAGTACAACCAACGTCAATAGATTCACGAGGTGTGAAGTTATGAACAATGATTTTATATCTACCATCAACCATCTTGGTGAAATGAATGTTTTCAACAGCGTCTCGACGATCACCACTAATGTTCATATCAACGTCAAGAATACCATATCGGCCATATTTTCTCTGATAACTAATACGATCGACCGGTGTTTCAATGTGGATATCAAGGTCGTCTGTGTTGAACCAAGCAAGAGATACACGGAACAGTGCATCAACATTGCCACCAGCAGCTTTAACGCGAGCCTTTACAGAGTCAGCAACGTTACCGTCGTATGACCAAGCAAAGTTGTTATTCCACTTAAACAAAGGTGCACCCGTCTCACCATCTGCTGTAGTGATTGTTACGAAGTTACCAAAATGTTGGGGCTCAACAAGCAGCTGAAGTTCTTTCTTTCCAGGAAGAACGTGCTCAAAGAAATCACTAACACTAACCTTTGTAGGTGATTCAATTTTAATATGATTAGCCGGTTTGATCTGATCTGCAAGAAGATCATGAATACCACCCTTCATATTACCAACCACACGGTTAGAAACATAAAGAACATTATTCACTGAAACATCAGAAATGTTTGCAAGGCGACGCTTAATATTTACGCCAAGCTTTTCAATCTTTTCTGCCGCTTCATTGATCATCTTTGTAGTAACAAGAGACTTTGGCCGCTTATAATTTGTAGGCGCAACCATTGCTTCGTACTTACTAACAGCAACTGCAAGATCGGTACCCTCGGAGATAGCGACAAGCAGCGTACCAATACTGGTACCACGAATATGCGCAATGTTATTATACTTTTCAAGATTTGCCCACACCCACATTGTCTTTTGAAATGTTGCGTTGTAAGCAATAAGAGCTTCTCGGAGAGACCTTAACGATCGAATATTTTCCATACCACGATAAATATCGTTATTATTTGTTAGTTCAATAACGGTATTAACAGTCTCAACGCTAATTTCATTCAGCGCACGTTGAAAGACATTAAAAGAAGTATTAATGCTACCACGATCAGCATCAGGTTTAACAGAATAATGCTTACGACCGACAGCGCCATGGAAGTGATTCCACTTACGCGAAGTCTCAGTGTCGTAATTATATTCAACACCGTATTGGCGCTCCTTAGTACGATACACAGAGACAATAGGTGCTTGACGCACAATGTCGCGCATTGTTTCAGCAACAACATTGTACGGGTACGGCAGTGTGTTGTAATTATCCCAGACAGTAATAATTACGTCGCCGTCAATAGAAACAACAGTGCCAAGATTGCGAATGAAATTCTTACAACAGTTACAGTCGTGTTCGGTGCGTTGACGAAATACTTCATTTGTTCCCTCCGGAAAAGCTGCAAGATACGATGCAAAGATGTCTTGAACGTCTACTTTATAGAGTTCTTGTGAAGACATCTGCGTGTACTGATCATGAACGCTCTTTGAGAATGTAGGAAAATCAGCCGACATCTGTTTGTTCCTCTAGCTTCGTTGTGTCAAGGCTGTAATGATAAGCAATAATACGCATTCCACTAATAAACTTTTCCATAAATAATCCTGCGCTTCGAGCAGCATTGTCATGGACATTTTGAAGCCGTGATAGGAAATCAAGATTATTCGTAGTGGATTCTATACCAGCCGCATCAACCATAGGCTTCGGTATATTTCTAATACCACACAGCTTATCTTTCCACATATCAATTTGGTCATCAGGAACAAGAACGCCTACAGCACAACGTAATTTATCATCTGTGAGATAATAACACTTACCAGTTGCTGAGATTGCTGGCTTGCCTTGTGCAAATATCTTTTCAACAACAGTGTCAAACCACTTTTGGTATTTATTCATGGTCTTTTCCTTTAAAGTAGAATATCAGCAGCACTGTTTTTCTTTTGTACAGGTTTTGGGCTAGTATCAAAAAGCTGCTGAAGTTGAGTTAATACGCTAGCTTCATCAAGTCGACATTGAACAAGATCAATACTATTATCAGCATCAATTACAGCAACAACATCAAGATGCTGAAGCGCAATACTGTACAATGTCACTTGGAGATACCTCTCACGGCTAATAATAAGCCAATTAAGCATCAGCTTCCTCCTATGATTTTTCCATCTACTTTGAAAGTGGTTGCTCGTGGGTATACGTTCACGGTTGCTACACCGCAAGCAATATCTCGGGTATCTCGAAAGTCTATTTTGACGTTTAGGTGTTCGGGTATTTGTTTAAGTTTCTGAATTAACTCGTTTAATAGCACGACGTTTCTCGCTCAAGAGTTTCTTTATTTGTGAAATAGCTTGTGCAAGTGTATTACCATAAGCATACACGAACCTGATATCATCCGCCCATACTTCAATAATAAATTCCCCATTATATCCAATACTAGCACGTGTAGCTTTAAACATTTTAGTCAATTTGACTATATCTGCACCAACAATTTTAGTGTACATATCAAAACTCTATAAAGTAATTTGTGAACTCTTTTCCATTCTTAACGCTTACACGTGCAGACCAGAAACCACGAAGGTCACCCTCTTTAAGGACAACACACGCCTCTTTATAAGAAATACGTGCTTGGTCCATCAAAGCCTCTGTGAACAAACGGTGTGTGAGAGCAGAGTCACCCAAGATACGCTTTGCACAAGCAAATAGCCGCCGCCTATCAAGGCCAGCCAAGGTATCAGTAAACTCGCGAGAAACAGTTTGATACTCATCGTTTTCATCTTTCGACCAGTACCTTCGTCGTTCACCCTCATTAATAAGCTCCGCACTCTTTTCATCAGTAAGTTCAAATTTCTTTGCAACTTCACTAATAAGTTTTTCATAAGTATAAGGACCAGCGTCAACAACGTCTTTGATGTTAACAAGTTTAAACGGCAGAGTAACATTATCTTTTGAAATCTCAAGAATAACGTATTCACCACCACTGTCAAGTGACAGCTTAGCTTTTTCTAGAACAGTATTAATAAACGTTTCATTGAATATGCTCATTACTGCTGGCTCTTGTTCTACGTACTGATACGTAACTGACCAATCGTACATTATGGGTTCCATCGAACATGAGTGTGATCACCAGATTCAAAAGTCTTTAGCATTGCAGCAGCTTCTTCCTCTGTACGAAAGTAACCGCTATCTCGTGAGCCTGGTTCATCAAAACCAAATTCAGAATTATGGTAAGTTGTACCAACATAATAACCTGCTGGAGACTTCATTACTTTTAATTCGCTGTAACTATCAGCTTCTTCTAGATCAATTCGTGTTACTTGCAAACTTTTCATGGCTTTTCTTCATGAGTATATTCAACATAAACACACTTCATAACATAGGCTTTCTTTACATTTTGCGTGACAGCCCTAACGCGTGCTTCGCCAGCTTGGCATTCAAAAAGAGTTTCATAAGCGTGATACTGAGGTTGAAAACCAAGTATAAGTACTGCTGTTAACCACATTACGAATTCCTAATATCTGGAAGAAAGGGAACTTCAGATTCACCCCAAAATGTCCAACGCCACTTAGTGAAGCCTTTTTCACCGTCAGAAAGGTATGAACTATCAATCATACACTCAACACTTTCTGAACGTCGTTTAAGAAAACGAACAGGCAATGGCGGAACAGTAATAGTTTCAAGTGGTGCACCAAAGTCAAGTTGCGGCATAGATTTTTCTTTCAATATTTACGTTGATTTCTTTTGTTACTTAACCTCATTAACTGCGTGCTTAATCTTCACATTTGCAGCAGCAATATCATTCGGGCAAGCTACACTAACAACAGTAGCAGGTAGACGATAGGGCGATGTAAACAGATTAGGCTCAGACATGCTAGTAGAAGCTTCACCTGTTTCGGGATCAATCATCTTGATAACGCTAGCCGAACCTGAAGACGGGTGGTAAAGACCATCAGGATCAGGCTGCGCCATCATGTATGTACCATCTGCTGTCATATCGTCAGGACCAAAACGAAGGTACTGAGGGAACTCAGGCGCGGTAAACTGTGTACCCATAGAAATAGAATAACCTACCGCCTGACCAATACAGATGAACTTACCGTCAAGCCCTTGCGCGTATACATACGTAAGGACAGTCTTGTCCATATCTTCGTATGCATCCTTCAGTACCTGACGCTGGGAGTAGTTGGTAACAGCAGGATAACCAACCTTACGATCACCAGCATTCATTGTACCACGAGTTGCCTTACCCTGACGCATTGCTGCAGGATCAGAAGTCTGCCAATCACCACAGGCAGAAAGAAGCGACATAAGAGCGACTGCAATAATAAACTTACGCATGATCAATATTCCTTTGCTTCAGTGATGCAAGTCTGGTTATCAGGGAGAACGATACCTTTGAAAGTATCTGCAGTCGTTCGAATGAGTGCTGCAAGTCCCTTCTTGTTACTGTCTTCCTTGTGAAACTCATAGCAATAATGTGAGAGATCGCGATTGACACCTTCATTATATTCACGACTAGTGTCGTAAACTTGTGAACGTGTTTCTTCACGAACCTTTTGAATCTGTCGATCTGCAAAAAGGCCAAAGGATGTAAGTGCAAACCAAACAACGATAACAGCAAAAATGCCGAGGATAACATTTTTAATCATACAAGCTCCGTCCGTGTAACTGCATTTGTTTCAAGCACTTCAAGTGCCTGGAGAACATAAAACTTTTGGCCAGGGTTGTTGGCAGCTAAGCGTGTAGCTTCTGTAACAGCCGCTGCACGTGACTGATGGCGAACAGCAGGTGCTCTTCCACCTTCACCATACACCATGTAAAATGCTCGTGTCATAGTTTTCTTTTTCCTTTCTTCTGCCATACGCTCATTAAAATCGTATAGTGCTTGAACAGCAAGTGGATTAATGTCCATTGAACAAGCTTTCAATAGTGTTAAGACTCGTACGAAATGCTTCAAGAGGAATAGTGTTAGCAAAAGTAATCACAATATCAGGCTCTACAACAGGCGCAAACAAACGTTCGCCTACTACGGCAAGTTCTTCATTCTTAAAGAACATGATAGCAGGCTGCATTTCACCATGATAACCTGCAACAAGCGTCCATTCACCGTTACCAACATTAATTTTAGTTTGCAAGCATATTTCCTAACGCAATAGCTGAGAGAATAAGTGCGACAATATAAGGCCACACTGGTGGTTCGTTTGGTGGAATTGTTGTAACGTCTTTATAGTGTTTAAAGAACACTTTGCCTTCATTATTATATTCTACAGTTATACAATTACTATCTGTAGATTTTTTAGGACGAAACAACATGCCATTAAAGAAACAATCGGAACGCGATTGATATGCTTTTTGCCACTTGATACCGTTGTCTAATGTAGCATCATGTTCTTTTGTTTCATGTACCAGGTTAGCACGTGCTTTATCACACTCTGTTTTGTAATGTGCAACAAGTGTTTGAAGACTAATAAGATGATTTGTGAGAAAATTCAAAACATAGTACATTGTCAAATGACTTTGAACAACTGTACCATTGTTTGAAATTGTAAATTCTCGTCTACCTTCAATCTCTATTAACTCTCCTGAAGTAGTTTCAAAGGCTACTTTCATTGATTTTCTCCAGATACCAAAGATATGCTGTTGTTGCACCAATCAAACCTACCTTCCACCCTAGAAGCTTACCTTTCTTGTAAGCATGGAGCGTCGGAGCAGCTACGATTTTACAACGATGCGCAATATCCGCGTAAGTATCAATATCAACTGTATAGATATCAGTCTCGACAATTTTAAGCCGATTGAACAAATCCACTGAAGGACTTGCCCAATCGGCCCAAAATAATACTAAAGCTGTATCTAACGAAGATATTGTACTATCAAACGTATCAGATACAAGCGGTTTAAGCATTTACAGTGTCTTCAACACTTCATCAACGTTTGCAAAAAGCGGATGGTTAGACTGCTCCAAAGCCTTGCGAATGACTTCCTGACGCTTATCAGAAGGCCAATTAATAGAACCTTGAATGACCACATTAAGAACGTCGGCAATCACTTCGATAGTGTTCTCAGGATGGATTGCGAAGTGCGCGGCCATAGTGTCTACTGAACTATTGACGTCAGAGGGTGTGACGACGACCGCCGGAGCACTGGAGGCATCCGCAGGTGCATTTCCCGCACCGTTGTCTTCCACGAAAAATTCTTCAGCCATTAATCAATTCCTCTTCATTGGTGAAATCAAGATAATCATTGCGCATTGCAATCTTATCTTCTAGTGGCGCATTTAGATAGCCGTTGAAACCATCTATATACTCTTGTGGTTTAGTGGATAGCAGCGGATTAAGCCCAAGATGAGCAGCATTCCATCCACTAGTGTATGTATCAGAAAATGGTGGCGTTGGCATACGTTACACCATTATACCTAATTTTGAAAGTAGCACCTTCGTTATTCAACGCGTCTACAATACCATGAATATTAAAACGTGATACATGAATATAGAGTGTATTCAAAATATCTTGCACATCACGTTTTCTATCATCATTCAAAATGTTGTAACGCAACACGAGCGCATGAATAAGAGCATACAACGCTTTGTTAAGGTCGTTTACACCTTCATTTGTGACTTTGGAACCGTTACCCCATTTTGCATTTTTAAGTACCGTGTTTGCGACCTTAGTTGCAGCACGATACAGATGATTAGTGTCCATAGAGTATGGATCATTTAGGCGACCATTGCTGTCTACCCATTTAAAATCATGCGGGATTTTACCCTGCAAGATATGTGTGTTAATGAACATAGTGTATCCTCTAAATGGTGCTCTTACTCAGAATCGAACTGAGATATCCGCGTTACAAAGGCGGCGCTCTACCATTGAGCTATAAGAGCATGGTGCGCATGACTGGACTCGAACCAGCACGTCTAAAAGACACAAGATTTTAAGTCTCGGGCGTCTACCAATTCCGCCACACGCGCACTGAGCTATAAGATCAAAAGCTTTTTATACCAATCAGAGATATATGTGTAGATACTTGGAGCACATTCTCTTAAACGTGCCCTTCCTGTACCTATACCATCTTCTGGCCAGTAGACTGTTTTACCTGCTTTTAAATGACGTTGCAACTTCAAAAAAGCTGTATCAATTTTCACTTGCACTTTAAAGAAATCATCTTCAGAAAAGAATGCTTCAGCTTTATTACTCGGCAACCATTTTGTTGGGATACCTACAGTATTAGGCTCACCGCATGCTTCTTTAGCTTGACCACGCCACCCGTTACCTTGCATATTACTACCATACACAAAAATATCGTCTGGATGTGCTCTAATAAATTCTCTAGTGTAGTGTTTGATTTGCTTAATCACGCAGCTAACGACGCACTATTTGCATGATACGCAGTCGAATGAATGAAGCCTGTCTCAGTGTAAAAACCCCAATCACGGTCTTTTTGCAATGATGCAAACACAGTCAAACAACCTGGCGATGTATCTACAATAGCATGAACAGAACTACTATCACGTAGAATGATATCACCCTCATGGCGTCTTTCGACGCCAATGAACTTATTGCTACCTGTTTCATACACATTTTCATCGTACCAACCAGATACAATTAAAGATGCATTTGGCCACGGATGGCAATGAGGGTCATCACGATCAGGGCGCGCGTATTGATGAATATAAATGTTTTCTACTTCTGACGCCATCACACCAAAGTAATGCAAAGGCATAGAAGGGTCATCATACACAGGTACCATAGCCTTACGACTCAACATCCATCGGTTAATGTATGGTGAACCGTTACGACTAATGATTTGATTAGGCGTTCTACTATTAACAATGCCGCTAACAAAGTTTTGAGCAAAAACCTAAAAGGATAGGTGGAAGTGCTTCTCGCACAACAGTAAAGTCAGTCATTCAACAACCTTTAGTGGAGGTAGGCTTGCGCGTAATTCTCGACGCTCACTCCTAAGTCTTTGAAGTTCTATCGAAGCATCGTAATTAGTAGCCTTACCATCGCGCTGCTCTTTCTTGACAAACAGAATTCGATCTGATATTTGGTTTAATCTTTTGAGAGTATCCGTGACCATACATTAGCCTCTTAGCTTCGTCTCTACTAACACCTAAGTCTTTAGCAATGATATCATAAAAGCTTTTACCATGACAACGCACAGGTAGCATAATTTCTGCACAGGGATTTGTTTCAATCTGAGCAGAGCGACGATCACCAGCATTGTAAATAGCTTCGTATTCTTGCATAAACCTTACATCATCAATGCAATACTTACGATATTCATCAACCCAAACGTCACGATTAAAGCTGTAAGACTCAAAGTCCCAAGTTAGAAAGGGCTGCCAACAAGTTCGTTTACCTCTTTTTCGAAAGTAGTAATAGAATCAGTATCGAGCAAATGATCATCATCATCTGTAGCGAACGAAAACAGACGCGTATTAAGATCATTGACTTCAGCCAGCTTTTCGTTAAGCCTCTTAATTTCTGCTTCAATACTGACAACAGATTTGTTCAAACGAACATGAGAGGCCTCAAGACGTTTAGCACCTTGATCGCGAGCGGCTTCACGAGTATCATTAAGATGTTCTTCAAAATATGACATAAATATTCCTTTTATTTGCATTTAAAATGGGGAGACCAAATTAATGATCTCCCCAAGGTATTGATTACGCAGTGCCAGCAGGTGCTTCGGCAGCAGCCTTAGCTTCCTTCTCAGCCTTCTGCTTTGCACGGTAGGCTTCAAGTGCATTAACAGCATTCGGCGAAACTTCACGCTTCACAACACCAGCCTTATAAGCGGCAAGGATAGGCTCCTTGTTCTCAATGATAAAGCCAGCAAGCTTTTCATTACCGTCAGCAGCAGTCGTGAGGATTTCAAGCGCAGCAGCACTCTTCTCTTCATCAGTCATGCGCTTAACCGACGGCCAACGGAACGAAGTAGCGATAGCCTCCGAATTGTCAATAATAAACTGGGTGTCCTTAGCACCAGCCTTAGTGACAGCGGCAAGAGCTGCTTCCAGCTTCTTGATATCGCTCTTGGTAACACGCTGAATAACGCCAGCTTCAAACGCGGTTTCCACAGTTTCCTGATTATCAACCAGCCACGAAACAAGCTTATCGTTGTCTGCGATAAACGTCTTCAGGGCTTCTGTAATCTTCGGACGACGCATAAAGGCCATAGCTTCAGCCTTGGTCTCAAAGCTCTGATCGCCAACCTGGAAAACCTGCTTAAGTTCAGTCATGTTAATGTATTCCTCTAAACGATAAAAAATATGCACCCTACAATGTGGGCATATCATAATGAGATAAGTGAATTATCCCGAAGTCCCTATCCCACAAGTGGGTTAATTTAACGGGGTCCGGGAGGGTTGGCCACTTGGCTCGTAATCGTTCAGACAAAAGAAAGCGAGTTGCCCAGACTTATATAGCTCGCACGCTTGTAACAGATCTTTAGTATTTCGTAGCACAGCTGACGGTATATGTGTGCTCAGTGTCTAGAATACTTTAAGAAAGTTACGGGCACTTAGGTTACGTTGTAATCTTCAACTGAGTATTGATACGATCCCTAATATCAACAGCAATCGCGTGCCACAGCTGAGGTGACACAATTGCCATACTTTCAGGATCTTCTGGTCCAGGCGCACTAGCAGCTACCGTAGTAGAGTAATGCCGGATAGCTTCCATAATGAACGCTTGACACATACCACCATAAGGTGATACATTCATAATGTTCAAAATAAAACCTTCATTAGTATTAAAACGAGGTTGCTTTGCTCGCTCTACTCGAATTGCATCTTGGATTGAAGTCAAGTTCTTTTCCCTGCAAAGTCTTCAGGTATGATATAACCCAGCATAATACCATCGCAAAACCACATACCCCAGCCAGCTTTAATGATTTCTTCACAAGACCATTTACGACCAGCAGAGTCAATCCAACGATAGCAATGCCAGAAGAATGCTGGAAACTTACAGTGTCGCTGGATCATATGATAAGCAATGCCGCGATAAAGCTCAGGTGAGTACACCTACAATATCCTTTGGATGTTCTACAGAAGCCTTAATGTAAGAGCCGTCTGCAAAGTACGTGTCAAGCTTACCATTATCAGAAATGATAAATTGAGACGTTTCACTTACTTTTGCGAAGTCACGAGTGTTACGTTGACCTGCCATCTTTCGAATAACAGAGACTTTACGACCTTCTCGTGTCTTGTACGTTTTACCAACTTCAATTTGCATCGCGAGCATTCTTTGCAATGTCAACTGCCTTACGAGCAGTAGAAATCAGCTTATCAGTGTGCAATGCTTTAATTTCATCGAGAGCATCACGATACTTGTCGCCACGATCACGAAGCTTTACAGTTGTTTCCTTATAACCCTGCAATGTCTGTTCTTTGCTGGCAAGCCTACTTGCAAGATCGTCAATTGAAAGCTTTGTAAGACTGTGGCTTTCAATCTCTGCAAACAAGTCGTTAACAGCTTGCCTTGTGCCTCCTGAAAGAATAAAGCAGGCAACAATGAGAAAAGCAATTACGAGGCATAGTGCAAAATAAATCATTCTTCAAATACCTTATCAATGAGAATACCAAGGTAGGTAGCGTCAACCTTACCTTCAGCATTTTTAAGTTCAGAAATTAGCTGACTCATATAAGCCATATCTACACCAATCAGCTGCTCTTTAAGTACAGACCTGTTCATAAGGTCAACGCCCTGAAGCTGAATGATAATCTTAAGCATTTGACCAGCAGAAATACGCCAGCCACGCTTGATAAACTTACGTGTACGAAACAATGATGCAACAGGGTACAGTGAACCCTTGTACACTAATGTCTTCGAAAGCATACATTCAAGTGCTTCGGGAGCTACAGTGACTTCCTTGGTAGAGTGATCGTAGTAGCCCATTGCATGTGCAAAATCAAATGTACGGTGAATTTCTGAAGGGTTACCCCAGAAACGAATAATCAACTGAATTTTATCAGACAACGTAATTGCATTATCTGTAAGAAACACAGGACGGTACTTAGGTTTCTTAACAGAAGGTTTCAATTCATCAGCTGCATCTTCTGCAAACCCTGCAGGGTCTTCAAGAGGTACGTCATTGCCAAGAAGAAAATCTTCTGCTTCAAATTCAGGCTGGCTCTCAAAATAGTTGTAATCTACACCTTGGTCTTCTTCTGCTGTGCCTGCAGATTGCATCCAAATGACTACACGCTCTTCTTCTTCACCAAGGATATTCTTTACTGTAATGGTCTTAAGTTTAGGCGCGTAACCCTTAACTTTAGCCTTAAGATCATTGTTGCTATTGAACTCAGCGATATAATACTCCGCAACAGCAATAGCAGTTTCTTTGTTGCGAAAGTAAATATCGTAATCGTTTACCTTTTCACCAATCAACATTGATGCAATAGAACCACCTGTTACAATGGTGTTATGCTTAGCAATGTTACGGACGCTTTCATCTTTAATTGACTCTAGCCACTTATCTACTTCACGTGAAATAATGAGGCCAATTGTACGCTTACGAAGTCCACTCATTTGGTATCCTTGGGAATTACAAAGAGAAATGCGGGCGTACGACACACACTATTTCGAATGTGATACGTACGCGCTCTATACTCTGGATGCACTTGATTGTTGTTTGCACGCTCGGAGCATGTACGTCCTGTTCGTACTTTAGCTCCGTCAGGGATTTGCTCTGCTGCAAGTAGTACAGAGTTTTCGTACACTTCAAGAACACGTCGTCGTCGAAGGTCTACACGAGAAATACAACCTGTTTGTAGTACTTCATCACCAACTTTAATTTCAGTACCTTCAAAGTCTTGCATTACGTTCGCCTAGCATTTCATCAATCAACGTCAAGTTAGTTGTATAAAATTCATCAACTACCGTAACGTCAGAATAGCACAAAATATTATCACCGTCGCGTGTAATAAAGAATGGTCGACGCGCAATTGTCTTTTTGCGTACTTTAGCACGAACAGCGTTACCATCTTCATCAAAGTCTACAGAAATAAGCATGTCACATATCCATTTTGTCTCGAAAACCGAGTGCTCTGGCTTGTCTAGGTTTATCTTTAGCACCATGTGGAAAATGACGAAACTTAAGGTACTTACCTTTATCTCGTGGCCAATGGTGCCAGATATCTTGAAGTTGATCTGCGGTAAAACAACCTGGAGCTACACTAATAAGGTCACCTTTAAAGCTGACTTTAAACTTACCAGTAGAATCTGCGCCTACTTTACCTTCTTTAGATGAACTTCGTTTAGCATTACCTAGGGCATCTCTAGTTTGTTCGTTGTTATTAGTCTGTTTCTCTACAAGATCTTCTAGAATGCCTTCATCATCTTGCTCCCTCTTGATTTTGTAAACGAGTCCTTGAAGAAATGTTCCTCGGCCACATTTATAATGCCCAATAGGGCTTTTAGCAATGACGCCTTCATAACCTGCTTCAAGAAATTCTGCTTCAGCTTCTAGTAGCTCATCTTCATTTTCAACAGAACGTTGAGGTACAAGCGTGTACACATCAAAGTCTTTGATAACTTCAAAAAGCTTCTCTAAACGCTGATAGAAAGGTTTAATTAACCAGTCATCATGCGTGTAATCGAATACATAATACGATATATCACCCGGTTTATCTCCTGACATAATATGTGATTGTGATCGATTGTACACACCGAAATCTGTAGCAACACCAGCGATTAACTCACCGTCAAGATGATCAACCATGGTGAATTCTTCTTGCACTTGCAAAGATGGAATTTCAATAAGCTTCCTAGAAAGCATTCTACCACCTTTAGTAAGACCTCTAATACCATCATACTTAGGTGATACCATAAGTGGGTATTGAAGTTTACCAAAGAAGTTAGGGACTTTCAAAGGACTTTCATTAGGTGCAAGCATTGGTCCTTTAAAGAGCACAAAGCCACTCCGTATGGTACTTAAGCTTATATTCAATACGCTTAGCAATAGCGTCTTCATCAAGTCCAAGTTCTGTGATTGCCAATCCACACATTGCAATAATATCTGCAATTTCTTCCTGGAGCCACTGTCGATTAGGCTTTAGTGTAGTAGGCTCAACTTCATCAACACCTTGAATAATACAACGACTTGCTGCTGATCCACCTTCGTTAAGCTCTTCACCTAGTTTACCAAGACAAGCCAATATTTTCTTATCTGTAATAGGCTGCCAATGCGATGGCCTACCTTTATAATATTCTTCTGTCATACATTTTCCGTTTAAAAGGGAGGCCAAATTAATGACCTCCCTGTATTAAAACTTAGTAGCTTTTACAATATCTTTCATAATGATTTCAACATCACTGTTGTCTAGCATCATTACATCTTCAACTGTAATAGGCTCATTATCTATTAGAGTAATAGCTGCAAGTAGTACAGCACGTTGCATAGGTAATGGTTGTTGGTTTGCAAGCAAAACATCACCATACTTAGGTCGTCTGTATTCCGCACATCTGCCATCAATTAGATAATGCGCTCCTACCATCTCACCTGATCGGACATGCACCTGTTGCGCATTCGTCTCCACCTTCGAATTCGGCAGCATTAACCGACTCGATAAGCCTAGTTTTCGCAACAAGCTCATTGTAAGCATCTTCAGTTACTTCTTCATACGGTGCTTGATCAAAACCGTGCCCACTGTGCAAGAGGAAAGATAAGCTCTTATGAGAACCCCGATAATTAGCTTCAAGATACTTTCGAATCTCAGGAAGCTCTTCAAGCTTATAATATACAGTACAGCTTACACTGTTATCAGACCACTCTGCCTGAAGCTTTTGAACAACCTTAAGCTGATCAATAGCAGACATTTCACTGGCCATAACAGCATTATCAGGGTAGCGATAAGGGAAAGTAACAATTACTGAGCCATAATCGGGTGTACCATCAAAGTTACGCTTATACTCGACAGGGTACCCATGGTCACGACAAACCTCAACAAGAGGACTATCAGATGCAACTGTGATACGACGATACATAAAGCGTGCATAGCCTGGATGACATCCAGGAAGCACACCAGGCAGAAGACTAAGAGTACCCGACGGCTTAACGGTGGTAAGCTTAATCGAGGGATTCATCTTCTTGATTTGACTATACTCAAGGTCAAAAGCACGCAAATGGTCATAGCCGTTAGAAAGCCAATTCCACTGAGCCTGACTTGCTTGAAGGACACCGGTTACACCAATACCCATACGCATATTGCGATGCACAACAGCTTCTGTATCGCGATTGTGGCAAGGTAGCATCAGCGAATGTTTGTTGATGCGATAGATGAGTTCAAGGATATCAAGAAATTCTACGTAGCTATCGACATTAGGCATGAAAACTTCTGCTAGGCAGCACGTTTCCTTGTCTTCGAGCGACTGCTCTGCGCACGGATTGTAGCCTTGCACATTTGCATCTGGATAGTCATAGTCTCCAAGGCGGCCAACAGCCCTCGACAATTCGAGGTTGATAAGTCCATAGGGTTCGCCCTTACCTTCATACCCGTCCCAGAAATAATCATGAAGCTCTCCAATGTTAGAACATGCAACAGAATTATTAGACATAGAGCGCCACTTAGGAATGTTACCCAAGTCCCACCGCTTAGCCAGCAAGAATTCAATATCATCAGGATCGCCAATAGCAATCTGAGCAGACCTACGAACGTTACCAGCAACAATGATCCAAGCAATGAGGTTCATAATATCAAGTGCATCAACTGGCCTGATCTTCTTACCCGCACGCTTAATCAGAATGTTACTGATTTCGTTAATACCCCAAACGAGGTCTTCAGGCCCACTAGCTGTACCACCAAAACCTTTGATAGGAGTACCCTTACCACGGATAGCGCCTGTCCAGTAGGTGAAATGACCCTTATCAGTCTCTTCAGACAGAAAAGCAGCCTTAAGTGTTTTGCCAAGAAACTTTACCCAACCCTCACGACTATCAGGGATGATAAAATCGGCACCAGCATCTTCAACGCGTGTGGGTGCTTTAAACCAAGGCTTTACTTCAGGAAGTTTGTTAACGTGTTCACGCTGAATGTTAAAGCCTACACCTGAACCAAGTGCAAGCATATCCATTGCCCAACAGAATGGACGAATAGGATGGTCAACAACTGTAAATGCACAATTCTGCAGAGAAGCAAGACCGAGACGATCTACAGTACCAGTACCAAGTTGCCAAAGAAAACGGCCAGCAACAGAGCACTTAAGCTTCAGCATATAATCGCGTAGACGATTTTCTTCATCAACTGTGAAACCAACATTAAGCTGCGTACGACAAGCATTAATAATACGCTCTACCGTGTCAGTAAACTCTTCTGTCTTACCAAGAGAATTACCATCTTCATCAAACAAAGGTCTAGCATAAGTACGCTTGTACGTAAGATATCCAACAGGACTCCAAGGCGTCTTAATATCATTCATAATTACGGTTTCACCCATGTTGTCTCAACTTTTGTAAATTCATCTTCAACGGGAATAGCCGTCAATCGCCCTGTTGATTGATTATACATAGCACCACGAACAATACCTGTAAGACCGGTTGTACGTGCTTTCAACACTGCCATGTTAATTGTGTTTCTTGTGTTATCATCTTCTGCATTCATATCACGTGCAAAGCCAATGATATCAAAGGAAATCTGCTTGATTGAACCAGAGCCTTTGATGTCATCCATTGTAGGAATCTTACCTTGTTCAAATGATACTGCACCTTGACCTACTTTACGTAAGTGAGATACAAGACCAATCCAAACAGGGTACTTCTTTACAAGAGCAAGAAGATCGTTCATGATCTTATCTTGCGCTTCATTACCGTGTAACTTGTCAATACCTTCAGAGACAAGGATTGTAATGTGGTCAATGAGAATATATCGACATCCCATCAAACACATATATTCTATTTTGTCAATTATTGAAGAATCATTTACAGCGCCTTGATGGTCCAACATCATGATACGCTCTTCTTCATCTTCAGAACCGAATAACTCGTTAAAACCTACTTCCAGTTCTTCAAAGGACATTTCTTCATCGGAAGTATTACGTGATAGCTGCATACCTGACAGCCTACGTGCTTCTGCTTCAGGCGACTCTTCAAGTGATGCAATACCAATCTTATCTTCAACAGGTGCTGTCTTTTTAATGTGAAGAATTATTTCGCGTAGCAGCGTAGATTTACCGCTACCAGTACCTGAAGTAAACAATGTAATCTCGCCGAAGCGCATACCTTTAAGCTTTGAATTTACACCAGCCATACAATCAGGATATGGAAGAGCACGTGTTTCATTGAACGCTCTCATACGTTCTTTTAGAGTTGAACGTGTAATAATACCTGAAGGAATGACAGGAGCAGCATCAAATATTGGCTGCATTACAGCATCAATACCAAGTGTACAATGAACTTCGTTAGCATCTTTACACGTAGGATGCGACGCAACTTTTACTTTGTCAATGCCAATGATTTTGATAGCTTTATCAAGAGCTTCTTTACCCTTTGTATCGTTATCAAACCAAAGAATAACTTCATCAAAGCTACGAACCCATTCACGTTGTTCAATCAGAAGCTTAACATTCGTAGCACTACCCATTGTTACAACAGGATAAATTCTGCTATAACGCTTTTGAGAAGCTAGTGCTACAGAACACATATCAATTTCACCTTCAGTGATGATAAGGCGTTTACCACCACCACTGAATTTAGTTTGACCACAAAGTTCTGTAAGCGTACCTAAACGCGTGAATTTCTTTCCATCAACAATTCGAATGTTGTAGCCATCACCGTAAGGATAGTAATGAGCATCAATATCACCCTTGTCGTTGTAAGACACATGAATTCCGAAAAATTCAGCGACATCTTTAGTGATCTTACGATCTTGGAAACCACGAATAGGTAAATCAGGAACTTCAGACAGAGATACGCGTGCAACGTATTCTTTTTCTGCCTTAGGTACTTTAGGCGTCTTGTTAAGACCTTTTTCTACTTGCTCTTTAGTGAACTGACGATCACAAGAGAAACATCTTGCACCGCCATCTTCGTACACTTGCATTGCATCACTTGACGCACACATCACTTGATCTAGACAGGGTTGATCTTTAATTACAATCGTTCCCACTATTCCTCAAATTTATCCATGTCAATCACACGTTGAAGTCTTTCTTTATGTCTAGCTGTTATACCTTCTTTGACATTCCAAGAGATTTCTTCAATACGAGTGTTGTACCATTTACTTGTGGTGGGTGCTTCTACGTGACAAAGTGACCACGTTTCAGCATAACTTACAGCGCCTCTTGCAACATACTCTTCAAGACAAATACATTCAAAGTCTTCCCATGGGCGTTCTTGTAGCATAAGCTTCAAAGTACTAGAAGATGATTGGTATTCTCGCCAATTAGACTCTTGGCCTTTAGTGAGACGACCATTACTTTTATAGAACTTTTTACCTAAATAGAAACGCCCAAGGTAGCTATCTCTGATAACATACACAAAACCGCAAACTTTGCCTGTACCCATTTGCTGAGGAAACTTCCAATGTCCATTGGGTTTCACAATTGCTTTCTTAGGTAAGACAAAGCTGCTGTCAGGTATGTCACCATCAAATTTTGTAACCATTATTGTTCAATCTCTTGTACAATTGGCCAATCTGAAAGATCAAACCAATCGCCAATAAAGCGTTGAATATGTATCATTTTACCATTAGCAAGAAGCCATTGTTTCCAATCGTCCTCATAAATGCTCATATACATTCCAACAATTACTTCCTGATACTCAGCAACAGTAGTACATTCTGCTAGAGCTTTTTCAGCTTTCTTAGGTCCAACACCAGGAAGTCCTGGAATATTATCAATTGGATCGCCCTTAAGAAGCTGCTCGTAGTAAAACCTATCTGCCTGTTCTTGCGTGATTTTAGAAAATTCACGCTTCTTTAAATTATAGTGAGTACCAGGAATACACAAAAGATCTTTATCAATAGAAGCAATCACAAAGTCTTGATTTTTCAATCGGCATTCATTTGACCATATACGAATTAAATCGTCGGCCTCACAACCTATAGAATAAATTGCAATACCACTATCAACAGCTAATTCGCGAATGAACGGAACAAATTCCGACATTTCGCTTGGTTTACCTTGTCGGCTTGAGTGCTGTTTATAGTCAGGATACAATTTAGACCTGAAGTTGCCTGGACCTTGAACTGCTAACAAGTAATCTGTGCAATAAAGTTCTTCTAGAAGCTCTTGCACTTTACGTTGAAAACGAGCCCACGATTCAATCTTATATCTAGCGTTTTCAGCTTTGGTGTATTCTTTAACGACCCTGACAGCTTTACCTGTTTCAGGGTCCATATTAAATACACGCTCGCCTTTAATGTTTACGTTATTTTCCCAACGAGGCTCGAAGCAAAGATAACATAACACATCGCCGTCAATGATTGCTATTCGGGAGTTAGAAGTCATACTTTACTTCAACTGCTTTCAAATTACGAGAAAGCGCAATCTCTTTGAGCAAACCAAAGTCTTTTATAAGATGGCAGTCATTTACGTAGAATATTAGTGATTTACGTTCAACACCACGTATTTGATCTGAACAAGTAATGTATCTAGCATCACTTGGAGGTACGCTAAATATCTCACAAAATCGTTTAAACTCAAATCGATTACGCGCTACAACTCTAATAATCATATTAAGCCTTAGTGAACGTCGTACCAGTTTCGTCCAATAGCTTTACTACCATCCATAATGGTAATACCGAAAAGCTCTGCACCGTCTTTGAACGATTGCCTACCAATTTCAGCGGCTTGCTCAGCATGTTCGTCAGGAACGAGGTAGTCAATCTCGTCATGCATAAAGATGCAAGGAATATAAGGAATTCCTGCAGCTTCAAGCCTTTCCATTGTCAACATTGTTGCTGCTGAACAAGTAATCTTTTCTGTAGATTGCAAGAGATAAACAAGAAGTTTGTGGAAAGAATCAACATAAACACGACCACCACAAAGTGAAGGAATCCAGCCATCACCATACTTTGAGGAAGCACCATACAGATTTTCAAGCTTAGTAAGAAGATCTTTAAAACCTGGGACAGCCTTAGTAAAGCCGGTTTTTAGCTTGTTACCATTTTTACCATCTGCTGTACCAAAGATGTAAACCCACATCTTCTTACCAGAAGCACCAAACAAGAATGCGTAGAGCACACGTTTAGCTGCTGCACGTTTAACAGCAAAGATAGCTGCTTGTGCAGATTCTGACCCACTACGAAGATATTCTTCTTTACTAGCGTAGTTTGATGAAAATTCTTCTTTGATCTGTGCTTTATCAGATTTGATGATCCATTCAGACCAATCGAAACCCATACTTGTTAACACATTATCAAGAATATTAGCATTAAACTTATGGATGTCACCAGTGAGAAGTGTGTTAGTAAACTCTTCGTCACCAAGAAAATGTGCAAGACCTCGTGCTTGGTTAGAAGCAGAATCACAACCAATCAATGACCATCCTGGCATACTACCGAACAATTCGCGCATTTCACGACCGTAAGGCGAGTTTGTGGAAGGTACATTAACAATAATAGAATGTGTTGCACGCATACTTGGCGTACCAATTGTTTTACAACGACCTCTTAGTAGGTTATTCTCATCAACAGTCTCTAACCAGCCTTTAAGAACACCGTAACGTGAAACAGCAGTTAAGTATTCTTTGTAAAGCTTACCATCACCACCAAGAAATTCAAGACTTTCCTCAGTAATTTTAGGTGATGTTTCAACTTTACGCTTTAGCTCAGGATCCCACTTTGTATTGTATTCAAGTGGTTCCCAACCATTACGATAGAGAAAGATTTTAACGTCTGTGCTAGAAGATAGCTGAAGTGGTTCTACGTCTACACGCACATATTCGCCAGCAACAGGGCGTTCTTCGCCTTCATAGCCTGAGCATACATCAATACCAAACCAATTAGCTGTATGCTGGTCATAAAAGCCTGATTTAACCCATTTAGGGTGCTTTGTATGAACAATACCAAGTTTCTTGTCTTTTGGTGTTGCCTTATAGCCAAGCTTATACTCAAGTTGTGCTGTCGCATCTTCCAATTCTTTTTCAAGAACAATACGAAGCTGCTTAGCTTTAGGTGTGTCAAACGGCCATCCATGATAGTACGCAAGCGAACACCACTTTGCAACAGCGGTTTCACAACGCATGTACGTCTTCATTAAAGGATTTTTAGCACAAGCTTCAAGCATTTCAGCACGAAGCTGGCTATATACTTCTACTGTAAGTCTAACGTCTTGCAAACAGTATTTACGCATTTCTTCACTATACTGATGAAACTCATGAAAATCACCTTTAGGCGAATTTAAAGCTTCACCCCAGACCTCAAGCCCATGGCCCTTGTCACCAAAGCGTCGATAGTTAAGAACACGTGACATAAGAACAGTATCGTGAATAACGCAGGTTTTAGGAAACTCATAACCAAATAGTTTCCTTAGGACAAAGTTGTCGTAGTCTATAATATTATGACCAACAATAAGCGTGGCTTTATCGAAGTGTTCTTTCCAACCGAAGTCACCTTCTAGCCAGTAGTACATCTTCTCTTCATCGAGATTGTATGCAGCAAGTATCCACATACGCGTAACTTTATCATGCAGATTGTCACACTCAATGTCATAAACCCATCTTGTCATTTATGCTTTTGCAGCCTTATCAGCAGCATACTTCTTTGCAAGAATAGTCTCAACATCTGCAACACGCACAGGCTCATAATTATTAGTCATAATAGCTGTTGCAAACTTATGATACCAAAGAGACTTCTCCATTTCTTGAAGTTCGTCGTCTTTCATACCCATGCGTGACAGATACTTATCGCAGCACATGTCCATGACAGCCTGTACGAATGCACGCATATTTTGACGCCAGAAAGGCTTATACTGCAGATGTTCAAGCCACTGGATGGTGTCAGTTACGTTACCGTCACCGTCTTTAATGATTAGCAACTGCTTATAGTGCGAAGGATTGATTGCGTCTTTTGCAGGCGCTGTAATTTTATCTACGCGAATTGTACCGTCCATGACCCAATGCTTTCTTTCTTCTGCTGTTACCCAAGCTTCATAATCTTCGTAAGACCTAAAGGGAAGTATTTCTTTAGAAATTCCTTCTCCTTTGTAACCTACATAATAACCACGCTGCCAGTCATCTTCATGAATACCTTCTTGTGGCACTTCTGTTGGAAAACCTGGAGAACCATTAATGTAATATTGAAACTTCATAAACACCTCGTTTATAAGGGATCACCTAGATTTCTCTAAATGATCCCTTATACTAACTAATTAATAGACTTCTTCAGCGTCAACCTTTGGGGTCTTCTTGAAGTCTTCACCTGCTTCAGCATCTTCATCAGCAGGGACAACGCGTTCAGTCTTAGCCTTCTTAAACTCATCTTCACGCGGCTTAGGCGTATACACAATGTGCTTAGTCAGCTGAACGCCCATAAGGACTGTGGCCTTGCCAGACTTACCGGACTCTGCGTCACTGTAGTTATACTGGTAAATTCGAATGTTTGCAATCGAACCATTACCAATAGTGTTGGGATCAACGGGATCGCACTCACCGTCAATAACACCTACAATACTACCGTCTTCACCGTCAGCCTTCTTGGACTTCTTACGGAGATTAGCACGGTAGTAAAGAACAGGACCATCATCATCTTCACGATGAGCAACAACCTTGATACCCAAAGCTTCCCACTCGGCCTTCTGTTCCTTGCTCTTTGTACGGAGCTGAACTTCCCAAGTTGGATTCTCTTTGTTGTATCGGTTATTAGGGTGAGCCGGGTCAAGCTTAGCGAACCAAATTTCACAGTCGTGGAGAATAGCCATTTTATACCTTCGCAATATATCAGTAATACTTACCCATGATGGGTTAATTTAACGGGTTCAGCACTTGCGAAAGTTCGTTCTTAAGGTAATCGTAGTCGATTAAGCAGAAGGCATTAGAACAGCAGACTCTTCATTAAGAATACCAGCATTAACAAATTCACGCTCACTTGATGTTAGATGCGGCATTGACGCTTCTATGTCACCTGTAGCACGCCATTTAGCGTCTTCTTCAGGAGTAAAAGGAATTAGTCGGGTCACATCAGCACAAGAAAATGGAGAAACACGAATAACACCATTCAATGGACCTCTGAATGAATGCCAATATTTACCATCTTCATTGTTTTTAATAACTGTCATACCAACATTCGGCACTAAACTGAAAATTTCTAGTGGAATAAGGTAAATCTCTCCGCCAGCATTATTTGTAGCTAGCATTGCAGCTATCCAACTTTTTGAAGGTAAATACCAGATTGCATCAAATGTCGGTGTATTAGTAAGAATACAGACACCATCTACACCTTTGACCTGCAGTATATCGGTCATGTTTTCGACAATGTTTACGTTACCACCGAAACACTCATCTAATGTACTCTCAGGGTATTCTGCAAGTTGTTCACTTACAGCCGCTTTAAATTCCAAATGAATTTCTTCATTGAAATTAGCAAGTTCATCAAATGCTTTAAAGATAATCATAAGTTTCTCCATTAAACAAAACAATACTCGCTATCTAGTACAAGTGACAAGTCAAGTGTACCTAATTGAATTTTAGAAATATCACCACCAATATCTTCCATTAAAGATGCCAATGGATCAGCTTCATACAATTCAAGAAAAGTTTGTCTAACAATGTTAAACAACTTGGGCATATCCGCAAGTAAACATCCAAACGAATCGTGGATTGTCGTAATGGGGAAATCTGCCTTGCACACAGTTATTGTCAAATGAGCTGCATCTAGAGAGTGGATTGCGTTTGGGCTTGCACCTGATACTTGCTTATTCTTTGAGATGACTTGATCTTCAAGGAAACATACAGCAAGCTGCAAACTATTTTCAAAGTAGCCGGTCGATAATCGAGGGCCTTTAGGTGGACCATACTGTACCCAAATCTTTTTTGATTTTCCTTCAGTGTAATATTGTACAACAGGAAATTTAGTGATTGGTACTGTCCAGCTTAGGAACTCGCCACGATCTTCGGCATCTTTGCCTGCCTTTTCAAATACAGAAAGTAGTCGCATAGGTTTTTGTAAAGAACGTCTGCAATCATCGTAAACAATTCTACCAAGGTATGCACCCCAACCATGCTCCATGAACAGTAGTTTTTCAATACCATGTTTCTTAGAGTCATCAATTTGCTGTTGGCCAAGGCCATAAGGTGTACCACCGTAAGGTAGTGTCATTACATTTCGTTTAACAATCTTTCGACGTTCTTTAAGGTCTGTTACAGAGGCCCAATAAACGGGAGCTGCAATAGCGGCAACTCTCTCATTTTGCTTCTTAAATTCTTTAATAGCTTCTACTAGCACTTTACGATGCTCTGAACGGGGTTCAGTAGCTTGTATCTGCTTTTTAAAATCCATCAAAGTATCAATGTATATGTTACATACGTCAATCTCTTCTTGAGAATACTCGCTGATTATCTCAGCAAGCCGAGCCCATACATGCTCAGCAACATACTTGTAGAGATCACCAGGAAGTTCCTGAGGGATTAGATTAACGTGAGGCGCGGTGTGCTCATCGCGGGTGAGTGCAGAAAGATGCTGCGATCCATTGTTAGAGCCATCAATGTATACTTCGAGGCTCGACTCGTAGTTGTAGTTTTTATAGTCGCCTCCATTGACAGTTTGCCACATCCTCAATTTCATAAGCTCATTACAAGCTGCTAGAAATTGCCAAGGCTTATCTGCTTTCATCCATCCTTGATTTACTTTAGGATTTTCAGCATACGACAGAAAAAGCTCTTCGTTATCTACACACCACTCAAAACGATCTTTTAATGGTATTTTATCTGTCTTGGCTTTATCACTACGTCCAGCGTCATTTGCCCAATTTGAAGCAATTGAGATCATTAGCCAGAAATAACCATCTTCACCAATAGCTTTCTTATCTTTACGTAACAACAAGCCACGTGCAAGATCAGAACCTTGCTCATGCAAATAAGCTGTAGTTGGATACTTACGACCGCGAAAGTCATAATAGTAAAGATGGTAAAACGTACTGTTTAAGAAACGTCTTGCAATATCACCAATTGCTCGTGCTTCTCTAAGTTTAGTCGTCTTTGCTTCTATACTAGTTTGTTCCCAGATATCAGCAAAAGCGTCTGTTTTGTTTCTTAGAGCCCACAAATGCAGCTTATAAATGTCTTCATTAATACGCCAACCAACTTCTTGAGCTCTATTCAAGCACTCAAACAGCATTGGGTGTGTTTCAGGAAGAACAATATCGAGAACATCTTTGCTACCTGTTTTTATCATCACTGCGCCGGTTTCATGTCTTGTACTTGTCCAAGGCGCATATGCTGATGTTGCTGGTAGCTTTTCAACAGAAGATGATGTAACCGTAGACCAAAGACTGCAAATGCTTTCATCATCAATGACTTGAACTACATACATAGCATGACTTTTAGAGCCTTGGCCGAGCACTAGCTGTATCATCATTAACTTTTCAAAAGACCATAATAGAAACACACCTGTCTTAGCAGCCAACGCAGAATCACGTTTCTGTTTAAGCTTAGTGCGAACTGCATGGCCAATAGCACTTGCAATTTCAGTCAAATAAATGGATTGATTGCCGTTACCACGTTTGATACGTGTATACAAGTATGTTACAGAAATGACAGTGTCAAGGTAATCATCAATAGAAAAGTCTTGAAGAAATTTCAAAGGATTTTGAGGAGCGACTTCTGTTTTAATCCGCTCTTCAATATCAGCGCGTAACCTCTGTCTCATCTATGTGATATCACCTTAATAGCAAAAAGAAGTGCAGCTATGGCTCCAATAATCATAGCTAGTTTAGCAGCAGCAGCGAATACTACAATGAAAATAACGCTCTTGCTAATTAAACTAGTTAGATCATTTTTACCTTTTTGCACTTATACTCCAATTTATTTTTGTTTAATCATCTTACATATTTTGAAAACAAAAGTTTACGCTAGCTACAATCAAAGCCATTTGGAGTGTATTTGAAGTCACGCTACTGTCCCATGTAAAGTCTCTATGGTAAATGTCTACAGTAACCTTTTTGTTGAATATTTGAATACTAATACCAACTTCACCAAAATCTAGTGAAGGTACAACTTGAAAAGCTGAACTAATATCATTAATATAGTCAAGTGGTACCAACGATTTTACACCAGGAAGCCAAGCATGAATAGCTTCATTTTTAGCCTCATCAGATCGTTCTGAGTGAAGAAAATCTAAAAGGTCTTTAGTAGACTCTTTAGAGCCCATCAAAATTGAAGTCATGAACAAGTCTCCCTAAGCCAGCTTTAACAAGTTCTTTTTGGCAACCATTACATGACACTCTGTCACCAATATTTGCTGCTCGATCTGGTGGACCTTTCTGAAGCTTGCCACAAAGAAAGTTCAGTGTATTGTATGCAGCGTGTGTAATCATAATGCCTCGAAAAAAAAAAAATAATAAGAAAAATTTGAACAGTTTTATGTCATGTTCAGGACAGTTATTATTTAAAGTTCTTTGCAAACAGTAGCAATGTAAGTGCAATTATACAATTGCGAACAACACCAATAGTCGCTGCTGTAAGCTTGTATGCACCATAAGCTGGAACTTTAAACATTAGAAAGATGAAAAAGGCACCACCAACAAGACATAGTGCCGTGAAAACACTTTTTGTTAGTGTCATTCTTCAATCTTCCAAGAGATTGTACCAATACGGCCTTCTTTCGAAACCTTGGTGATTGTACGCCACGCAAGGATACTCGAAACGATGCTAATGACACATCGTACAGAAATAATGGAGAAACCGATGACGATAACCCACCAAAGAGTTGCGATTGACTGAAACATGATTAAACCTTTCTAGAACCAGGCATTGTGCATTTTGTCTTCTTTGCGTTCGGCATGAACGGAACAAATGCCTTCTGACGAGCACTGAGCCGACGCATTGCTTTACGAAGTTGACGACCACCCGGATATGGTTGGCCCTCACGCTGCCGAGGCGGCATAGTGCAAGGAATCTTAACTTTATCCGGATCCATCTTATCGCGTGCATCACCAAACATGTATATTCTCCTTTTGTTAGGTATATTAGTATACCATATAAGATACCAATATTTACGCGTTTATTGAAATAATATCTTTCATAGCAAAGTCACGGATTTCGCCTTTATCAATATCCCATGCTTTGAGAAACCATTGTGGTGCTGGGTGCCAGCCAGTAGCGCCATAAAAGACATTAATAGGCACAATATCACGTGTGCTTTCAACGTCTTTGTAATTCTTATATTCAATCCGTAGGTGCGACATACCACGTTACCTTAAAAAGCTGATAGTCTGAATAGTGACCAAAGCTAGTCACTTCAAAACCATTCATGTTAAGAATAGATGTACGAAGCGAGTCGTATTCAGCAATGATAAGCACTTCAGAAAAACCTGCGGTAGCAGCTCTCATGATAGACTTATCAATATCGTCTGTAGACGCAGCAATGCCTCCTGAGATATGCATAAGATCGCGAGCATTTTGTGCAGTAATCACCGGAGTATCCTTATGAGTGTTGAAAGAATGCCAATAGTGGTTTTCTTTTTGTATTTAGCTTTGAATTTGAATGTTGGTGGTTTCTTTTTGTAAGCCATTAGATGAGACCTTTCAACTGACTAAGTCGAAAGTTCACATAGTCTACTGTAGGCTTATCATACAAACCATCAAGACTGGGAACCTCTTTACAACTGCCTTTTCGATAAGCTTTAGTAGGCACACCAATCTCATACTTATCAGCTTGTTGAATCAGAAGAAGAATTGTGGAAGGATCGGTGATACTAATTGTATGAACATCGAGTGCGTCACACCAATACTTATCATCAGCTTCGTAAACATGCCTATCTGCTACATACAAAGCTGTTTCACGCTTCCACGTAAAACCGTCGCCACCATTCAAAGGAGTATTATACTCAAACAATTGATATGGTGACGCAATACTTGTTTTATCTGGTGCAACCTCACCAAATACTGTGTTTGTCACAGAGCCTCGAAGCACCCACGTAAGAAAATCGTAACGATGATCATGTGGCACAACGGCTTCAGGAATTTTTGCAACGTCACCTTCAAAGAAATATGCTTTGACA